GGTTGCCAGTGGGTTACATTCTGGTTCTGCAAGACCGGGTAGGAAACCTTCTCAGCCTTTGGCACCCAATTCCCACTTTCCCCACTGGCAACCCATCTGGCTTGATAAATACCGCCGTCATACTTGGAGCGGACGAGTATCCACGGTCCGTTTGCTTTCCCTACGGGGTTTAATGGCGCGCTGCCAATGTCCTGCCATTCACCCATCACGCCGCTGCCTTCTTGCTACGCAGCGCCTTGGTCATCGGGTGATCTTCTTCCTGCGCCGCTGGCTCCGTCACTGTGCCGTCTGGCTCATCGAGGGCAGGGCGCTCAGCCTGGGCGTCATCCTGGTCGGCAGGCGTGGCCGTTGACGTGTTCGCGTCTGCTGGGTCAGCCAGACCTGTCGTGTAGTCCGCGCTGTTGTATGGCTTGAGGCCTGCCCGTTCCAGTTGCTCTGGCGTCAGTCCGGGCTGAGCGCGCGCGTATTCAAGAGCCTCGGTCATCCCCTCTATAATCTTCTGGCCTGCACTTGGCTCATCAATCCGGCGCGTTTTGCTGTCGGTCTGGACGGCCTCGATCTTCGCTGCTCCTAGCAACGGAGCGTAGTCGCCGGACGCGTGGGCGGTTTTCACCAGTGTCAGGGACGCAAGCTGCTCGTCCAGCGTCTTGCCGGTTGGAAGCCATGCCTTGATGGTGATTGCGATGCCTTGTTGATTAGTTGCCATGGGTATTCTCCTGTGATGGGTTTCAGTCGGGCCAGTTGGTGGGATTGTCTGCGGGGATGCTGACCCCGGCAGTGTAGCGCTCTGATGGTCTGGGCGGCGTGAGTGCGATCTCGCCGGCAATCGCGATGTACGTTGCGGCGTCTACGTATGTGTCCTGCTTGGGTGCCCCGGTCGCGATCCTGGCGAGTTTCGTCAGGGCCATGTCGATTGCCTCCAGTTCTGCCGGCGAAATCGGTCGTGCTATGTACTCGCGGAACGTTGCTTTCAGAGCGCCGGCTGCGGCCATGTTGACAGCAGGCGGGCCATACTCCTGATCGCGGGCGCCGTGGGTTAGCCGTGCGCCTTCGTGCAGGATCTGCACGCGTAGCGGCGTGGTCTCCTTGATGTGTAGTTCCTGGAGGAGTTCAGTCACTGTTGCGGGCGTTGGGGAAACCACATCGGTCTCGGCGGCAGAGATGACTTCCCAATCGCTCACCTTCCCCCATAACGCACGCCCGCTTTTTGATACGGTCCAAACCTTCCCATCAGGGTCGATTTGGGTGACTTCCGTTTCAAAGCCGTAAGGGTAGTCTTCCCATGCGCTGCCGATACGCCGAACCCGATCACCTACCTTCATCTCTCAATCCCTTCCGCATCCTCTGCGATGTCGTCTTGATCCGCTCGCGAGCCAGCAGTAGTGCCGCCTCATCGGTGTTCTTGGTATCGGTGGCGATCTGGGTCAGCTCAGTTCCTAACCCGGTGAGTTCGCCTGCCACGTCCTTGAGTTCGTCGCGGTCGGCAATCCGCGCCTCGATCCGGTGAAAGCCTGCTGTCATATGTCATCGTCCTCCTGCTGGGTGTATTGAACGTCGCCGGGGAACTCGTCGCCGGTATAGTCTGCATCGATCACCTCGCCCTGGCTGTCTGCCTCGGGCTGCGTCGGGGTGATGTCGCGTAGAGCCTCGGCTGCGGCGCCGCGCCTCTTGCCTGCCGGTTGGGCTGGCTGCACTGGTTCGGCGTCGAAGTCATAGTCCTGATCGATCTGCTCGGCTGCGCTGGCGAACTTGCCAATCGCATCGGAGGAACGCGGGATGTACTTCGTGATCCTGCGAATAGCAGTTTTGCGCCACCACTCCGCGAAGTTTTTCCCGCTGCTGGGTTGGTACTGGTATCCGTTGGAGCCCTGCGCGCCGATGGCGAGAACTGCCTTGGCCCGCATGACTTCCCGGATCACCGTGCCATCCTTGAGTTTCACAATGGCATAGACGGCGATCGGATCACCCTGATCCTGATCGATAGGTGCAGGCTCATGTTCGATACGCTCATTGTCGCCAAGGGCGTACAAGAACTTATCGTTTTTATAGACCACCTGCGCCGTGATGCTGCTGATCTCGCCGGAGTTCCGTGCGAGCTTCATCAGGCCCTGTACCATAGGCTGGTAGGTGGCCTGCTTCTCCCAGCGGTCGGGGTTCTTGCTGACCTTGACGTTCCGTACGATGAGCGCGGCTTCGCGGCCATCCAGGATCAAGCCATCGTTTGCGGCCTTCATGCAGGAAGCGAACAGTGAGCGCGGGGTGCATTCCAGCAAGTCTGGCTGTAGCTGGATCGCCGTGTGAACGTTCCGAATGAACGCGTCTGGCGTGATGTTGACCGGCAAAGTCTTGGCGAACTCGGGGCGCAGCTCATCGATCTGCTGGCGAACCGACTTCTGCGGCGCGGCGACTGCTTGGCTCTGCGCCTTCGTGTTGGCGACGGCTATACTAGCGGCCATTGATTATCTCCTTGAGGACGGCAACGGCGCGGGTTTTGAGGGCGCCAGATGAATTGCGAGCGACGTGCCAGAGGGTGGGTTTGACTTGTCGCTGGTTGCGATCTGGAGCGCGATGAAGCCGACAGGCGCTCCAGTACATAAGCGTGAGTTCACGTAGAGGTCTCAAGCCGCCTCCTGTGGGTCTGGGCGGCGAGTGAGCGTCAGAGCCTCCCGCAGAATGTCGCGCATTTTCTTGCCTTCATTAAAGGTGGAAACCCACATCTCGGCACGCTCGCAAGCATCGGTCAAAATCTCGATCCGCTTGTCCTGATCGATTTGTCTCTCGATGTTCGCAATCTCATGGTGAGCCCACCAATCCTTGCCATGCTCCTTCGCCTTCTTGATGGCGTCGAAAAACGCTGCGGCCTTCTCGATCTGCTCTGCGGTTGGTGCGTCGATATCCATCTACGCCGCCTCCTGTTCATCGACCGGCGCCTCGGTTTCCCGATACGCCCAACGCTTGAATGATAGTTCCTGCACGCCTGAACCATATGCGGGCCAGTGGTTCTTGGCCTCGCACTCGGCGTACAGATCTAAGGTTTTGCGCATGGCAACTCGCCCCTCCTCGACAATGGATGGCGGCAGTTCGTAAACCGCGAACGCAAAGGGCGCTTTCTTCTCGACCACCAGGAAGCAGAACGCCTCGATCGAGCCGCCTGCATCCCTGAACGTGTCGGTGTAAAAAGCCTCTTGTGCGTGGTAGCCGTAGTTCGTCACAGCCCGCGCGAAGTCGTCGGGGTGTGCGCTGAGTGCCGACTTGACATCGAGCATGACGCCAAGGTCGGCACGGTGAAGGTCAGGCCGACAGCGCCGCATGACTCCAGTGGCCGGGTCAGCAGCGTAGGCAGAGTGTTCGACCATCGGTTTGCCGCCAGTGATTATCGCATTGACCCAAGCGTCCGCATGAACTGCGTCCCGCACGGTCAAAGCCGCCTCGTAATCACCAGCGGTCAGTAATAAGCGGCCTGAATTCGCAGCCTCTGCCACGGCATCAGTCCATTTGTTGCCGCGTCGATCTGCTGGCCCCTTCAAGACCGAACCCTCGAACTTGTTTGGCTCAAGGATTGCGGTGTGGATGGCCGTGCCCAGATCGAACGTAGGGTTGTCCTCGCGCTCGCCAAAACGATAGTGAGCTGGGGACTTGGTGTAGATCGTCCAAAGTCCACTCTTACTAATGCCAGGGCCAGCATGGTAATCTGCGTTTGAGATGTCGGGGTAAATGCCCGGTTCTAAGGTGACGTTCGTAATCGCGTTCATCGTAAGCTCCTGTTGCGATAATCACAACATCGCTGATTTGCGATGTGAATGTCAACACTGGATTTCTGAATTTGTGGATTTCACAATACCGTCGCCAAGCGGATCAGGCCATGCGGCCCGCTCAACGCCTCAGGGGATGACGGCTAAAACCTTGGATGCGCCTTCGATCTGAACGGTCTGGACTTCGCCATCTGCCGTTCGTATCCGCGCTTCACCGGTTTTCTTCACGCTCTCAACGTGGCCCATGATCTGCACGCCATCGCGCAGCTTCGCAATTGATAGCACGCCCATTGCTGGGGGCGCGGTGCCGAAGTCCTCGTAGAGAACCAGTGCATCATCCCAGATTGCCAGTGCGCCCTTTGGTGCGCGGATCAGTGCGGCGTTGACCTGGGATTGGCGGTCATACGGCACTGCCTCGCGGGCTCGGTTAATCAGGTCGGCAGATAGCTCCACCGGCTCTGTGTGGATCAGCTTGCCATCAGGCCCGACGAACTGCGTTGCCATCATGGGCTTGGCTGTCTTGTCATTCACCGGCAACCCAGCATGTTTCAGCACGTCCTCGACCGTCACGCCGAGGAACCTGGCGATCTTGGGAACTTCCTCGAACTTCATCTTGCGGGTGCCGTTGAACAGCCTGCTCGATTGCGAGCCTGCTATTCCTAGATGGGCACCAAGGGCGTTCTGCGATTTACCCACCCTCGCAAGCTGCTGGCGAAACCAATCCCCGTCAACTTTGTCTTGTGTCATGTGCGCTCCTGTCCATTTCACGCGGCGCGAGTTGTTGCGCTTTTTACAACAGATGACAATAGACTTACGATCATTGGGTAAAACGTGATGGCCGTTGACGTTGGCGGGAGTGTTGTGTACGTTGTGAATATCACATTGATTTGGGATATCAGCAGTGGCGTACCGACCCGAAAAGCATCGTACTCCCTGGCAGAAAGTAGTCGACAAGTTCGGCTTATCGCCTGCGCGATTGGCCCGCGAGATTGGCCGCGACCGTTCCAAGATCACCCGGCACATCAACGACGAAAAGGGTCTGGTGTCCGGTCGAGATCAGGAATTGCTGCTCGCTGTAGCCAAGGCGCTTGAGGTCGAGCTGCGGCCCGAGGATCTGACACCGGAGGTTAAGTGATGGCAGCATGGGCGCGTGTTGGCATGGAATGCGTGTGTGTGGACGACTTCATTCAGACCCGCCCTGACCTTCCTTTAGAAGATTTCATTTACGGATTGTCGGTGACTGACCCTAGCAAGGGGGAAGTGTGCCGAATTGAGGGTATCTCCTATGACCTAGGGACGGTGTTCCTAGACATTGAGGGTTACGAGTGGCGGTACGAAATCTGCCATTTCCGCCCCCTTAACCCCAGTACCCAAGAACAAGACCTCGCGATCTTCCGGCCTCTGCTCGTCACCGATGAGGTGCCAGCATGACCCGCGAACCGATGTCGATCCAGCAGCAGGCCGAGTTCGTGGAGATGTTATACAAGCGCACGATCATGTCGGACGGCACACGCTCGACCGAGGCTCTGTTAGTTCTCGATCCCGACGACGCCGACGATCTGCTTGCTTTAGCCAAACGACTATACCGGATTGCGCCTTATGAAGATGCGGTGCGCGACCTGGTGACGCGCAAGTGAGCGTCCAGGAACACTACGTTGCCGGGTGTTTCGGCAAGGAAACACTGACCCGCGAGCTTGCCCACAAGGTGGCTAAGCGCATGGCGCGTAACCCGATAAAGCGCGGCGTTGAGCCCTACAAGTGCCCGTTCTGCAAACGCTGGCACGTGGGTAAGCCAAGCCTATGATTACGCTCAGGGAAGATCAGGAGGACGTTCGTGCCAAGCTCCGCGTTGCCCTGCGCACCCACGGTTCGGTTCTAGCCTATGCGCCGACCGGGTTCGGTAAGACGGTCCTTGCCTCGGCGCTAATCAAACTGATCACAGATGCTGGCAAACGGGTGATCTTCGCGTGCCATCGGCTCGCGTTGCTTAAGCAGACCGCAGTGACGTTGGAGGGGTTCGGCCTGCCGTACTCGTACATCGCTGCCGGGTATCACCACAACGTCTATCGCAAGATCAACATCGCCTCGATTGACACCCTCAAGAACCGCCTCGGAAAGCACCCTGCGGAATACCTGTTCATCGATGAGGCTCACCTGTCCGCGTCGTCTGGCTGGGCTAAGGTTGTTGCTCACTACAAGGCGCAGGGAACCAAGATCATCGGCCTCAGCGGGTCGCCTATCCGTCTCGATGGCAAGCCGCTCGGCGCCGTCTGGGACACGATGGTCATGGGGCCGTCAGTGCAGTGGCTGATCGACCAAGGCTTTCTGTCCAAGTTCCGGGCCTTCGCGCCTGCTGGCATTGATGTCTCGGCGCTGCATACCCGGAATGGCGAATACGTCAGTAGCGAAGTCGAGGACCTGATTGCCGGCAAGGCCGTGATGGCTGGAGCGGTTCGTCATTGGCGGAACTATGCGGTCGGTAAGAGGACCATAGCGTTCGCACCCTCGATCAAGCGGGCGCAGGAGATGGCCGCTGAGTTCACGGCGAACGGGCATGTGTTCGTGGCCCTCGATGCGAACACTCCGCAGGCAGATCGGGACCGCGCGTTCCTCGCCCTGGCTGACCGGCAGATCGACGGACTGGTGAACTGCAATCTGTTTTCCGAGGGGTTCGATATGTCCGCACAGGTTGGCCGTGATGTGCCGATCGAATGCGTGCTGGATCTGTACCCCACTCAATCTCTCGCTCGTCACCTGCAAAAGCACGGGCGTGGCCTGCGCCGGAAACCTGAACCGGCTGTGTTGCTCGATCTGGTTGGTGGTTTCGCTCGTCTGGGTTTGCCCAATGAGGATCGTGAATGGTCCCTTGAGGGCAAGGCGAACGGCGCAGTGAAAGCCAAACAAGAGGAACGGGTGCGCCAGTGCCCCTCATGCTTCGCAGCTCATGACCCGGCGCCTACGTGCCCAGAGTGCGGTCACGTCTACGTCGCTGCTGACCGCAAGATCAATGAGGTGGAGGGCGAGCTTGCCGAGGTCGACCAGGAAGCGGTGCGGGCAGCACGGAAGCAGCAGGACCAGCAAGCCGCTTGGGCTCTGGCCCGGAAGATCAAAGCCGGCGAGATCGATGACCCCAAGCTCGCAAACGAGGTCAAGTTCCTGATGAACACGGTGACGGCGAAGAAGTCTAAGCACCCGGCAAAATGGGCTGCGAGGGTTCTGACTGCACGGTTGGCTAAGCGGCAGGGGGCAGCGGTATGAATATGGCGGCAGTGTTACCCAACAAGAACTCAGCCTTACGTGACCAGATCACAAACATCCCATGCCCCTGCTGCGGGCACGCGATCAAGGCGCCCACGTTCGAGCAGATCGTGCAGCACTACGAGATTTCCCCTCAGTCGGCGCGGCTACTCGATGCAGTCTGGCGGGGCAAGGGCCTGCCGGTTCCGACCGAACGAATACTCGATCACATCTGGGCCGATGACCCAGACGGTGGCCCGCCCGAGGCGCGGATGTACCGATATTTTCAATGGTCCTTATGGGATCTCAGGAAGAAACTGGAGGGATCAGGTGTGGCGGTTGTCAACGCAGGGTATCGCCAAGGGTTCAGGTTAGTAATGGGCGTTGCCCAAGGAGAGAAGTAAAATGGCATGGAAGCGTCTTGCGAAAGCAGCATTACTGCTCGGCTCCTATTTATTTGTTGGGGCTGCATTGGTTGCCCTTTGGTTTGGTGATTACGCGCGGGCAACATTCCTGGTTGTGTTCGCGATTTGGATGGCAGGGAAAGAATAATGGCCGGCAGTGTGAACAAAGTAATCCTCGTCGGCAATCTCGGCGCCGACCCAGAGGTCCGCAGCTTACCAAGCGGCGGCAAGGTGGTGAACCTGTCAATCGCCACGTCCGAGCGCTGGAAGGACAAGAACTCAGGCGAGCAGAAGGAGAAAACCGAGTGGCACCGTGTCGTGATCTTCTCGGAAGGGCTGACGCGCGTTGCTGAGCAGTATCTGAAAAAGGGCTCCAAGGTTTATATCGAGGGGCAGTTGCAGACCCGTAAGTGGCAGGACCAGTCCGGCGCTGACAAGTATTCCACCGAGATCGTCTTGCAGGGGTTCAACTCGAACCTGACGCTGCTGGACGGAAAGCCGGGTGAGGGTGGTTCAGCGGATACGGGATCGTCGCGGCCTGGTTCGAACCGGCAGGCAGCGGCTGATGACACGATCCCCTTCTGATGCAAGAAACTGACATCATGCGCCGGCTGATGAAACTCGCGACCAATCTCGGGTCGCGGGTATTCCGCGTGAATACCGGACAGGCGTGGGTCGGCACTGAGCGGCGCAATAGGGACGGCTCGATCACGCTGTCAAACCCTCGGCCTGTTCACATGGGGCTCGTCAAGGGCGGCTCCGATCTGATTGGGTTTACCCCCATCACCATCACGCAGGACATGGTGGGCAATCGCCTGGCGGTGTTCACAGCGGTCGAGGTGAAAACTCCATCGGGCCGACCGACTGCCGAGCAGCGCCAGTTCATCGAGGTTGTGCAGCGGGCGGGCGGTTATGCGGGGATCGCGCGAAACGATGAGGACTTGACCATGATCTTGTGTCCTGACCTTTCTCGCGCGCAAGGTGTTGACAAAATCACAGCACTGCGCAATGGTGAGGACGTTCGTTCCTCCAGCGATCATTCCTCCCGGAAAAACCTGACTTGACCGGCCCCTGCGGGGTCGGTTTTTTATTGCGTTCTTGCGCGAATAGTGTTGTGATAACCACAACGATAACAATGGCTCGGGGTAGGGGATGTCAGCGTATTACAACGAGTTCGATCCCTATGCTGCGCAGTGGTTACGCAACTTAATCAGCGCGGGCCATATCGCGCCTGGCGATGTGGATGAACGGAGCATAGTGGATGTCAAACCGGAAGAACTTACCGGCTACCGCCAATGTCATTTCTTCGCGGGGATCGGAGGATGGTCCCTCGCTGCTCGACTGGCTGGCTGGGCAGACGATCGAGAACTCTGGACCGGATCATGCCCATGCCAGCCATTCTCCGTTGCCGGTAAGCAAGCCGGTCAAACGGACGAAAGGCACCTCTGGCCGACTTTCGCAGCACTCATCAGTGCCAGACGGCCCGCTGTCGTCATGGGAGAACAGGTTGCGGCAGCGGTTGGGAAGGATTGGCTCGACGGAGTGTATTCTGACCTGGAAGCAATCGGCTACTCCTGCGGGGCGGCAGTTGTCCCGGCTTGTGCCGTCGACGCGCCGCATAGACGAGATCGGTTGTGGTTTGTGGCAGACGCCAGTAGCGGACGATGCGCCGGACAGGCAGAAGGGCAAGATAAACAGCCGCGGCGAACCGAAGTTGTCAGGGCAGGTGAAAGCTCTTTGGCCGACGCCGCGAGCATCAGAGGCGGGGCCAGACTTTGCCAAGGCGACCAGATCGAAAACCGGAATGGCATTGCCCGCAGTTGCAGCTCTTTCGATGTGGCCGACCCCGACCAGCCTTGCGAAAGCCAAGGATGGGAACAACGAAGCGGGCAACTCAGCCGGGCTCGTAGCAATTCGCGCGGCAGTGCTTGGATCGGAGCCGAATGGCTCTCAGGCGCAGACGGAAAAGCCCGGCGCTTTGAACCCAGCATTCGTTTGCTGGCTCATGGGGTTCCCGCCCGAGTGGGAAAGCTGCGCGCCTACGGCAATGCCATCGTCCCGCAGCTCGCGGCGGAAATAATCGGCGCCTACATGGACTGCCAGCCGTGAGCGACATCGACCGCATCAGGCGCGACTGTCCGTTACCTCAGGTAGCGCAGCAATTTGGTGTCGATCTGGAAGCAGATGGGCACGAATTCATATCCTGCTGCCCGTTTCACAGTGAAGATACGCCGTCGTTCACAATTTTTGCTGGCAAAGATAATATCTGGCGCTATCATTGCTTTGGCTGCGGGGCCAAAGGCGACGTTATTGATTTTGCGAAGCAGATCAAAGGCGTCTCGACGGCGGAAGCGATTAAGATACTCGGCGGGTCTGCTATCGCCGGGTCAAATATTACTGCCGTCCAACGTACCCGCGCCGATCCATATCAGAACATCACACCACTCGAACCGACTTCGGAGCTTGCCCCGAATAGGAAAGTTGTCCTATACAATCCTAAACGTGAACAGAATGGGAACATAACACCGTCAGCCGTCTATCCATATCGGCGGCAAGATGGTTCACTGATCGGCTACGTTTTACGGCATGAGCTGCGCGACGGTGGCAAGGAAACCCCGATGGTGCAGTGGGCGCGATTACCGAGCGGCGTCGAGACGTGGTGCCGTTTACCGTTCATTAAGCCTCGACCCCTTTACGGGCTCTGGAGGCTTGGTGAGGGTCAAGTTTTCGTAGTCGAAGGCGAAAAATGCGCCGAGGCTATGTGGAAGTTACGGGGGAAGCCAGTCGTTGCCTGGGCTGGTGGAACCTACGGCGTCGGCCACACCGACTGGTCGCCGCTCAAGGGCCGAGACGTGATTATTTGGCCTGATCTGGACGTGCCTGGATACTCGACCGCTAAACGTGTCGGGGAGCAATTAAGCGGCGTCGCAAGCCGGGTCCGGTATATCGATTTTGGGAAGGAAATGCGCCGTGCAAGAGATGACTTTTAGGACCGTTGGAGTTTTACCTATCGCAAACGGTCGCTGGCATGTTCGCGAGGGCGGCGGGCATATCTGGTTCGTGAATGAGAACCCGGAGGTTTGCCCCTACTGCTTGCAGAACGGGGTGTTCGTGGCTGTCGTGGATGCAGGTGTCGAGCCTCAGGCGCCACTGATCCAGCCTCGCGTGCCGGCATGACATTCGCGTTCACAAACTGGCAGGCAGGCGAACCCGCGCCTAAAGGTTTCGACATCGCTGACTGCATAGACAACGGCTGGAGCCGCGACGATGTACAGGCAATGATGCGCCTGGCGGTCTGCGATGAGCTACCGGATTTCCCTGAGGAACAGGAGGTGGCCGGCATTGACCCTGAGCCGTTTCAGGAGTCGACCGTCGCGGTAGATGGCGTCGATGGCGTACTACGCATCCCGCGCGTCAGCGAGATCGAGCATGGCAGCGAGGTATTCATTGCCGGCAGGTTTGCGGAACTGCTGGAGCATGTGTGCAAAGGCAAGGTCGTTCGTGCTGATGGCGCGTTCTGGGCGTGGGGGCCGACTGCCTGGAAGGAAATACCTGAGCAGCGTTTAAGGCTGGGCGTTCATCAATTTGACGGCGCCACGGTGCAGGGTAAGCAGCCGATCAAGATCGGCAAGCGCATGATCGACGGCATTCTGTCCGAGGCTGGCACAATTCTATCCGAGCCCGGATTTTTCCACGATCCCACTGTTGGGCTAAACGCATTGAACGGTGTGATATGCATCGGTGCGGACGGCAGGGTAACAACCAGACAGCATGACCCAGATGATCGGTTCCGGTTCACCATACCAGCACAGTTCAGTCTATCCGACGATATGGAACCGCCTGCCGGGTCTCTTTTGCATACTCTGGTACACGGTGCATTCAAGGGTGATCCTGATGAGCGCCAGAAAATCGACCTGATTGGGGAGATCCTCGGCGCAGCGGCGTTTGGCATGGCAACGCGATTACCTCAGCCCAAGGCATTCGTGCTGCTGGGTGAGACGGCCTCGAACGGCAAATCTACCATTGCCTCGCTGCTGGAATGTTTGCTGCCGGCTGATGCGGTGTCGCACATTCCTCCATCGGCATACGAGGACGAGCGCCGGATCGTGAACCTGGCAGGTAAGGCCGCGAACGTCGCTGATGAGCTGTCGTCGGCGGCAGTAGCCGGGGAGACGTTCAAAGCCGCTGTGACCGGCAATACGCTTGAGGGTCGGGACCTATACCGCTCAGCTATGACGTTCACGCCGCGCGCAATTCATGTGTTCACGACGAATACCTTACCTCGGTTTAGTGGCGGGCTTGATCGAGGCTTACAGCGTCGTCTCGTCGTGATCCGGTTTAACCGCTCGATCCCTGACAAGGAAATCATTGCCGACATTGCCGATCGTATCCGATCAGATGAACTTGATCTGTTATTGAGGTTTGCTGTAGCCGGTGCCCAGAGACTAACTGTCAACAAAGCATACACGCTTCCTGCATCCTCGAAAGAAGCTCTGCAAGGGTGGCTGCTGCTTGATCCGGTAAACGAGTGGTTTGAAAGCCGAGTGAAGCCCGTAGAGCGCGAGCCACAAGCGGGCTGGCCCGGAACTGGAAAGCTGTTTCTGGACTTCAAGGCGTGGGCAATCGAACAAGGCCACTCCGAACGGTTCCTGCCGCCAGTGAACACCTTCTCCCAGCGATTAAAGGCTATGCCCGGAGTTCAGGTGAAGCGTAGGTCATCGGGTTCTGTGGCTGCTGGGATTATGTTGCGTGGCATTGGTGAGGTGGCGTCGGTGATCGATGATCCGATGGCGGCTGAACCTGTAACGGGAGATTGGTGATGATTGAGCAGGCATGGCAGAAAAGGATGTTGCGTGTTGCTCGCGAGCGGCGAGATATGCCTAAAGCCGGATGGGAGTTCGTTGGTGAGGGCGGCGGCAAGCTCTGGGAACTGGAGCGGGGATGGCGTATCAAGCATGAGATTAGAGATGTGAAGATTTCCGCATGCGGCAAGGGCGTGTGGGTGAAAATTGAGCAGCGGCCGGCAGGAGATTGGTGATGTGGTTGGTTTGGTCGAGCGATAAGACGAATTGGGGTACGGCAGAAACCCTGCCGGGTGCTTATGCGCTCGCTGCGTGGATATGGTTTTGGATGATGCTGTCTCTTAACCCCTGCCGGATGCGAGTAGGACCGGTGAGGCGCGAGACTTATGACGATCTGCTGCGAGGCAGGGGCTAATCGCGCACCTATACTGTTGTGAAAATCACAATGCTGGGTTAGTCTGGACGCATCATCACAACGCAAGGGGCCATTATGGCGCGCGGCAATTTAGGTGCATGTCTAGCGATCACGCTGAAACACGAAGGCGGCTATGTGGATCACCCGAAAGATCCTGGCGGCGCCACGAATATGGGGATCACCCATAAGACGCTGGCAGGGTATCGCCGCAGGACGGTCACCAAGCAGGACGTGCGCGATCTGAAGATCTCCGAAGTCACCGCGATATACGGCGCGAACTATTGGGCGCCTGTCAACGGTGAAATGCTCCCGTTCGGTGTGGACCTGGCAACGTTCGACGGCGCTGTGAACTCCGGTGTTAGTCGCGGATCGAAGTGGCTCCAGCGTGCAGCGGGCGTCAAGCAGGACGGCAAAGTCGGGCCTGAGACGACACGCGCTGCGGGTAATAATCCTGCGGCGCTGATCCGTGCGCTGTGTGGATATCGACTGTCGTTTGTGCAGGGGCTAGGCACTTGGAAGGTATTCGGTCGTGGCTGGGCTCGCCGGATTGCTGACATCGAGGCCAACGCTGTTGCCATGTGGCTGCGCAATGGTGCCGGTAGGTCAGCAGGTGAGGCTGCGGATCAGCTCGCGCGTGACGCTCAGGCGGCGAACTCGAAGGCTGGCGGGCAGGGCAAGGGCGCGGCTGGTGCGGGTGCTGGCGGGGCTGGGCTGTCCGTGGGTGATGTGGTCTGGGACGGATCGTCCACCTGGACGCTGGTGCTAGCTGGTGTGCTGGCGCTGATCGCTCTGGGGCTGGTGTTGAAGTCCCGGCAGAACAGTGAGCGAGCCAAGGCGTATATGGCTGAGGTCGAGAACCAGAAGCTCGATGAGATGGCGGGGTCGTAGGAGAGCGAAGATGAATTTCAACCATGATCGACAGACTAGCATTGCATTGAATGAGCGACCTGATCTTCTCGACAAGCATGAGCTGGTTGAGCTTGTCCATATGATCGATTTCGCGAAGACTTACCGCCGAGGGCATGAGGCTCTTTATCAGCTTCATGCTTACGGTCCGGTCTGGGACGGAGATCTAATCTCGAAAAATGATCGAGACGTATTCTTGGAGAACGGCGCCTGCGCAAAGGTCTGCGTCAAGGGCGAGCAGGGTTACAACGCCTGTACATACTTCGGGCGGTCGCTGCTTCGCATCTATGAATGGCTTTACGGTGCGCTGCCGGGGACCGACTCGATCAAGTAACCACCTCCAACCACTCCCATCCGGCATACTTATCACCAACCTGCCGGATGTGGGTGTACCTCTGGAGCGAACTCCAGGACCTGTGGCCTGACACCATTGCGACCTGAGGTATCCCCAGACCAGTCTCAAACAACCGAGATATTCCCTCATGCCGCAGGTCGTGGAACACCAGGTCATCGATCGCAAGGAATTGACAGGCTCGCGTGAACGCTGCTGAGATCGCGTCGGTGGTGTACGGGAATATCTCGGGACGCGACCGTGGCCGTGCGTCGACTATCCTCCGGGCGGGTTCCGGCAGGTCGACCCAGACGTTGTTCCCTATCTTCTGGCCGGGGTGTTTCATATCGCGGACCAGCACACGATCACCCTGGTAGTCCGACCACAATATCCGTGTGATTTCCTCCTGCCGGCGCGTCGAGAACAGGGCGAACGCCGCAACCACATGCATCGGCATACTGGCCGGCCTGCGCCTGTGTACCTCCTGAAAATGCGTCATCAGCCGGTTCATCTCGTCCAGCGTCGGGCGTCTGTCGCGGCGGGTCGACTTCGCCACGGTGCCTAAACGGCGGCTCGATCGCATGGCTTTGGACATCTGTGCCATGTCGAGCTGATAGCCCCATGCGTCCTCGGCAATGGCAAACACAGCTTGCAGGTGGGACATATAGTTCGCCACGGTCTGCGGCTGGCGTGTCTCGCGCAGCTCGTCTGCAAACGCTACCAGGTCGGCTGAGGTGATTGAGGCGCAGTCCTTGGCGGCGATAGGCAAGCTGCGTATGGTCCTGAGGACCTGTTCCTTGGTGCGGCCCATGTCCTGGTTCGCCTGCGTGTATTTATCAATGGCATCGGCAAGGGTGGCGCGTGGTCGGTTGGCCCGTTCGAGGGCGCCGGGTTTGGATAGTTCGGCCTCCCGTTTGACCATCCATGCCAATGCTGCCGGCCTTCGGTCGAACGTCTCGCTTTCGCGGTGAACGACCTTGCCCTCGCGTTTCAGGATAATCTTTGCCATATAGGCTTTTGTGCCATTCTTTCGATCGCGTGCGACTATGGTTCCCATCGGTATCACAAGGCTTTCTGAGTATCACATTGTGATCCCTACCACTGTGTTTTGCCTGCGTCCGCTAGCGTTTGCACAACACTACGCAACGAATATCACAACACTGAATAACGGACCTGAAAAGATTGCTCGATATATCAAGGGTTTCGAAGGCTAGGCGTTTTGCTATTGCGCCCATGATGGACACTACAGCGCGACAAAGAAAACCCCGCTAAATGCGGGGTTGTGGGACAGACTGGACAAAGTCGTGTGATACTGGTGGTGATATCAGGTTTTTGGTTCTCGCTGGGACGAGTGTGCATCGAGGTCGTTCTTTGACCAGTTCAGACCAACATCGCGGTGACCGTATTTCTCGATCACTTGCTTGAAGGCGTGGAGGATATAGAAGGGCCGATTACCACCCGAGTACCCTCCAAGATCATTCTTCTGCAAGGCTTCCCAGAGCCATTCGGCATCCTTCAGGAGGGACTTGCGCTCATCGTCTGTTAGCAGCTCGGGGTATGGTTTACTGTCTTGCGTGGTCATCCGAACTTCGCCCCTGTCAACTGCTGGCATTCTTTTCGCGCCGCCGAGGTGCGGTCGTCAATCCATTGCGCGAGATCTTGCAAGGCAATCCCTTTCGCTGACTGCTTGGACGAACCATCAATGCGAACCACCGGCAAAGCAATATCGCCGTTCGTCGCTTTCCTGGCGAACTCGACGGGGCTCAGATGCTGGAAGAAATCCCGGCAAACTAGATCTAGCGGTATCACTGGCGCGGCGTCGTAGCGGGCCATCAGGAGGAATGCGGTGTTCATTGTGACGCTCCACGGTTGCGGATGGCTGCGGTGATTATCCGTGCCACGTATATGGAGACTTCGCCGGATGCATATGGCTTTCCGGCTTTGTTTTTGTTCACTGTGTCCAGTGTAAACCTGTTCTCGGCTACCTGCGCGCACGCCTCGCGCTCCTCCGCCTTAGCGGCCATGATGGCGCGGGCGATGATGAGGCGCGGGGGCGGACCGGCCTTGGACATAAGCGGCCAAACTACCCAACCGCGTTCGTGTCTGCCATGGATAGCTTCGCCCACTGCATCGGCAGCGTCCCAAGCCTCTTGGCTCACGTCATCAGGTTTCACGGTGACACCTCTACCTTGGCGCCGATAGCCTCGGACACCCAGAACATGCGGTCGGCTGTCGGGCTGCGATGGCCCTGCCGCCAGGTTGATATTTCGTTGGTCGCGATCCCGGCTCGGGCGGCGATCTGCTCGTCGTTCATGCCGGATCGGTCCATGGCGCCGATCAGTGCAACCGTGATGGGGTTCGTGATCCTGATCGGCTGGCGTGGTCGGCCTGCTGTTCGTAGTTGGGGCATGGTGCGGTTCCCGTTCCTGACGTTGCGTTTATCACAACACTATGGGCGTGCGTTGTCAATTCGAGATAGCTGGTCAAGCTCCGCGATCAGGCGCACGATCTCGGCGCGGATGTCCGCTCGGTCCTTGCCTTCGCCAACCATGCGAGCGACTATGTTTAGGGCTTCACGGCCTTTGCCGCCTAACTCCTTGCGGATCTTCGCGCGATCTAACTCCCTGGCGCGGTGATAATACCAGTGCCGTAAATTCTGGTGTCTGCGCTCTGCCTTCGCCAGCAATTCATACGGATCAGGCTTTGTCATCAATCACCTGCCGGCCTGCGTCAGTCGCCTCGACACCCTGGTCGGTCTGGATCAGATACCCAGCATCGATCAACGCCTGCGCCGTGCCCCACTGCTTCCCGCGTGGTATCACCGTCGCGTTCGCGGCGCGTCTGAGCAGCAAACGCTGTGCTGAGGTCAGTGTGATCATCGTCCGTTCTCCAGTTCCTGCATGGCCTGCCAGATTATATCCATATTCGCTTGCCGTGGCACGCGTTCGCCCTGTCGCCAGTATGTCAGCAGACCTGGCGCAAACCCAGCCTTGGCCTCGATGGCTTTCTGCCGGAACGGACTGGCGTCGATCGCCTGGAGCAATGCCTTTAGGCTGTCTGGTCGGCGGCGTGGTGGGAGTGGTGCCAGGATAACCCTGGCGTCGGGTTTGAGATGTCTGGCTTCGAGGGTGTCACGGTGTGCCATAGTCGGGCTCCGAAACTGTGAACATGTGCGGGTAGAACTTGCGGGCCAACTCGTCGGCGTCGGTCAGTCCAAGCCGAAACATGGTCGCATCCCTCGCAGGAAGCATAATGGCCATCCACATGCCTACCTCCAGCCAGAGATCGCCATAGGGTGATAGCTCAACGCGCGCGGCTTTGCTGTATTCAGCGGCCATGGTCGGGCTCCTGTTGGGATGGTTCCGGCAGCTTCATGATCGAAAAGCGCAGCGTCGTCAGGTCGTAGCCGCGATCTTCTAGTATCTGGCGCAGCGTCATGCCGTCATGTACGATAGCATCCTCGAAAGCCCTCATAATGCAACGCGACGTGGGCTTCATGTCGACGCCCGGACCCCAAGCATAAAGAACATCGGGGCTGCTGTAGCTATCCTCGCGGCCATAGCGGACAATCTGTTGGTTCGGCTTCGCGAGGGGGACGTGATATCGCCGCTTCCTCATGGCGTTTCTCCTTGGGAGAGGGCTTGGCGAGCGGCACGGAACCAGCCGAACTTGAGCGAGTGCAGCCGGAACTCTTCGCCACTGGTCATCAGCGGCAGTTCGTCCGTATCGGCAAAGCCTTCCGTTTCAAGCTCGAACAATTCGCCAACATCAGCGAACGGCTCCAACGCCTCCCGCAATGCCTTTTCGCGGGCCTCTGAGGCTTCGGCGCGGGCGCGAGCCTCTACAGCCTCCTTGCCGTACATTGTTGCTTTCGAGCGCCACACATCGCGTTCGTAGATCAGTTGGTCGCGTTCGGCAGCTATGGCTGAAATGCGCTCGTTGACGTAAAAGGTCAGCCCCGGCAGCTCAGCCAGCTTGTCGTCGGTGGTTGGGGTCATGATTGCTCGCCAGTGGCTTTAGCGATGGCGGCGTGGGCATCTTTCCGCTGTTCAGGGTTGCCATCCCAAACCGCTGCAGCCTCTAGCCAAGTGTCAGAGCCGAGAAGAGCAAACAGAAAAGCTCGCACGTCTTCAGTCATTTCCACCGACACCTTAACCGTATCGCTTGATACATCATCGCCGTCATAATCGTAGCAGTCGTTCGGATCGTGGCTCATACCCCTGTCTCCCCCTCAGTGCTGGAAAGAGCGGCTTCGGCTTTCTTGACAGCAGCCCAATACTCGTTCTCAGATGGGTTGCCTGTCTGCATTGCCTCAAGGCATGCCTCCAGCGCCTCGCGCAATGTGCCACCCTGATTAACTCGGGCTTCGGAGAGGGCGGCGCGGAAAGCTTTAAGGGCAGCGGCATATCGTTCGTTTGCCGTCATGGAGCTAACTGTCATCCATTCGTCCAAGAGCGTCAGCAGTTCGGCCCCCGCGTTCGTCAGATCATCCGATACCCTTGGTTTAGGGTGGGAGAGGGCGGCGTCACGACGCTTGCGTGTTCGCATCACCGTCAGGACCAGCGAGCCTATCAAATCCTCTGGCCCGCCACCCTCATGGCAGCGGATCACATCGGGGTCGCCATCGGACAGCATAGCCTCAACGTTCTCACGCCATTGCTTCGCTTCATCATCGCTAACCGCTTCGGGCTTCGGGGATGGTGGCGAAAGATAGAGGGGCTGAACAACATTGCCACTGGTCGCCTCTCTTTCAGCCAAGGCTCGGTCGGAAGTGATTAGCCATAACTTCACCATATCGGGGCCAGTTACCCAACCAGACGAATACCGCCAAGCCACCGCCTCTGCTATCGGCTCTGGCGCGTCGCCTTCGTCAATCGGCTTGCCATCGTGCATGACGGTAGAGCCGTGTTCATCGACATAGGTTTGCCATTGCTTAGGCTCTGGCGCGGAGGGTGAGAAGCCGGGGAGAGGGCCGCGACCATGCCGTGTTGCTCTCTTGGCGCGAACCTTGGCAATTTTCTCTGGGGTCTGGAGTTGAGCCAGATCAGCTTCGGCGCACTTCATCATGTCCCAGCCGCCAACAACGCAAAGGGATGCGAGCGTTAGGGCAGCAGCGCCGATTTCCTTCTCGGGCTCACCGACCGGACGGCTAAATGTGTAGGACACCAGCTTGTGCGCATCCTCCTCCGTCATGCCGGTTGCCTGTGCGACCTCTAGCGCCTCTTCTGCAAAGCGGTCCCGGCGCTCGGCTAGGCTAGTCGGATCGTCATGGAACAGGGCCACGTGAGCTTGCGCTACGCGATCTTGGAACAACTCGTCCCCGTGTGCCTGTATGGTGCTGGTCATTGCTCCGTGACAAACCATTGTGTCTTCTCCTGGCGGTAGGCGGGGATCGGGCTGAGTGCCGAACGGCGTGTGTGGCTGTGTCATATCCCGCTCCCAGCCATGCCGATCACCACCAGGGCGATCAATGGCGCCATTGAGATAACCACAACACCAAAGGCGTTATCGTCGCGTGACAGCCAGCAGGCGAGGCGGGTCATCTGAGGCGTGTACCGTGCGGGCTCGGGGCGGATACCGTGCCTAAGGAACCGGCGCGTTTCGAGTTCGGTCATGGGACCGTGGATCGTGGGGGCGCTCACGCTGCCACCTCCATCGACCGCAGCCTCAACTCGGACTGGCGCAGGTTTCGAGCCTTAGCCATCCAGTACCAGAACGCATTCGGGAACCGACGAAGCTGCTGTTCGCGCGCGGCGATCAGAGCGATCACACGCTGCTGCCGGTGTGCGTCAGGCGAGTTCCAGTACATCATCAGGGCATACCCTGAGGTAACGTCCTGATCGGTACGCTGCGATCGCAGCCATGCCAGGATAGGGTCACGGCGAACCCGTTCGTGGGCCAGCAGGCCGAAGTGGCGGCAGTTGTTCAGGTCGTCGGTTAAGCGGGCTGCGAGGGCGTCGGTGGTGGACATGGTGTTCGATACCTCGTTCTGTGTGTTGTGATATTCACATCAGTCGCAACGAAAGTCAATCATCGATTGATGTTTATTTCAGAAGCCAGCAAATCAGTGACGCACTAGTGACGCACTAGTGACGCACTAGTGACGCATGTTTACCAAGGATTAGTCAATTAAATCAGGGGCTTACCGTAAAGTGACGCACTTGGTGCCCAACATCATATATACATGAGGCTCCTATGGTTCAGCCATAGATCGAACCGACATCAACTGTTCTCGCGTATATGTAGTTTCTAGAGGTAAGTGCTACACTTTATAAGAAGTCATTGAAATATATAAAGAATTTCGTGTTTAGGGTGCTACACTAAGAAAACACTTCAACACAATCAATGACTTAGCGTTTTCCGCCCAAAACCATGCCTACGCCCAAACCATTGTTGCGTAAATCACAGCGGTAAATTCAGGCCCATGGAATACGAGAATGCTGACCCCAAAGCAGCAGAGATTTGTAGATGAATACCTGATCGACCTGAATGCAACGCAGGCTGCGATTAGGGCTGGGTATGAAGCGTCGAACGCTGATGTGACTGGCCCTCGTATGTTGGGAAATGTTGGGATCGCTGGGGCCATCGCTGAACGTCAGCAGGAACGCTCCGAGAAAACACAGATCGATGCGGCCTGGATGTTGCTGCGGCTTGCTGATGAGGCGACTGCCGATCTGGCTGATCTTTATGGCGAGGACGGTCAGCTTTTGCCGATCAAGCAATGGCCTCTGATTTGGCGTCAGGGTTTGGTTGCCGGGATCGAGGCTGAGGAACTGACCGTCGAAGGCGTGACCATGGGGATCGTCCGCAAGGTCAAACTCTCCGATCGTGTCAAACGGCTCGAACTGATCGGCAGGCACGTCAACGTGCAGGCGTTCAAGGAGAACGTGGAGGTGACGGTCACTGATCGCGCTGCGCAGCTCCAGCGGGCTCGCCAGCGAAAGGCTGCTGATGCCGGCCCAGACCAAGCCTGACGACATCGAGGACCAGATCCTCGATCTTGCCATCGAGTGCCAGTTCGATCCTGATGCCTGGTCGGTGCAGGCGTGGGATTGGGGTAACGGTGCGCTCAGGGATTACGATGGGCCGCGCCAATGGCAGCGCGACATCAACACCACAATCCGCGATCACCTGGCAGATCCTGAGACACGATACCAGCCATTGCAGATTGCTGTCGCCAGCGGTCACGGTATCGGCAAATCGGCTGAGATGGGCATGGTGTCGAATTGGGCCATGTCCTGCTTCGATGATTGCAAGATTGTCACCACGGCCAACACTGACGGCCAGCTCAAAACCAAGACGGCGCCCGAGATCGGGAAGTGGTTCCGAACATCGATCACCTCGCACTGGTTCGATGTGCAGGCGACATCGATCAAGTCGAACCAGCCAGGCCATGAGAGCGAATGGCGCCAGGACTTCGTGCCGTGGTCAGAGAACAACACCGAAGCGTTTGCCGGCCTGCACAACAAGGACAAGATCATTGTCCTATTGTTCGATGAGGCGTCCAAGATTTCCGATAAGGTCTGGGAAGTGGCTGAAGGTGCCCTGACCGACGAGAACACGATCATCATCTGGATTGTGTTCGGGAACCCGACGCGCAACTCTGGCCGGTTCCGCGAGTGCTTCCGCAAATACCGCCATCGTTGGATTACCCGGCAGATCGACAGCCGCACGGTGCCGGGCACCAACAAGAAGAAAATCGCTGAGTGGGCTGCTGACCATGGCGAGGACAGCGACTTTTTCAAAATCCGTGTACGCGGACAGTTCCCGTCGCAGTCAGCCTTGCAGTTCATCTCGGGCGATGATGTCGACGCGGCTCGCGGCAGGCACCTCAGGCCCGAGCAGTATTCGTTCGCACCCAAAATCATCGGCGTTGATCCAGCATGGACTGGCGATGATCCGCTGGTGATCATGCTGCGCCAGGGGCTGTACTCCAAACGCCTCGCGACCCTGCCGAAGAACGACAACGACATCGAGGTCGCCAACCTGATCGCTCGCTTGGAGGATGAACACCAGGCCGACGCTGTCTTCGTTGATGGCGGCTATGGAACGGGCATCGTGTCTGCTGGTCGCACCATGGGCCGATCGTGGCGGATCATCTGGTTCGGCGGCAAGGCGATCGATCCGGGCTACCAGAACAAGCGGGCCGAGATGTGGGGCGGCATCAAGTCGTGGCTCAAGGAAGGCGGCGCGATCGATCCTGCCAATGAGCTGCTGTACCAAGATCTGATTGGGCCTGAAACCGTGCCGCGCCTCGATGGCAAGATCCTGCTCGAAAGCAAAGCCGACATGAAGGATCGCGGCCTGCCGTCACCGAACGAGGGCGATGCTCTGGCCCTGACGTTTGCCGAACCCGTTGCCAAGCGACCTGCGGGCTCGATTTCAGGCGCAAACCATCACGCCGTAGAAACCGAATACGACCCATTCAACAGGTGAGCCATGACTGTGTTTGCTGCCGTCCTGTCCGTCTACGCAGCCATCAGGTTTGCCTCGCTCACCCGATACGTATGGTCCAAGGGCTACGCCCCGATCTGGTGGGCACTCGAAGGCCTGTCCTGCCTCGCAATGCTGTTCGTAGCAATAACCCTCATCTGGGGACGATGATCATGTGTCTATTCCCTCCGACCCCTGAGGCTCCCAGCATGCCCACCGAGTACGCTGCGCAGAAATCACCCGACGCGGGAGCAGTTCGATCCACCACTGGTCGGCGCACGGCTGACATGGTGCGATCTGGCTCGCCAACGATCCTCACGTCCGGCTCTGGGGTTACGACCACTGCGCTGACTGAGAAAAAGACGCTGTTGGGGGCTTGAGATGGCACTGAGTGAAACCAGCCGTATCACGCTAACTCGGTGGCGGGAGGATGCCGCGCAGAGCCTCAACCGAGCCAATGCAAGTCGTAAGACTCTCAAAGGAGAATTAGGGCGAGTAGAGGCGGATATCGAGCTTTTGCAAAAGCAACTGGCTGAACTCGACCGGGACTTGGGCTCCTGAGTATGGCCCTTCTCCCCAGCGCTGCCGAAACGCCCCGCGCCCGCCTTGATCGCCGCAAGGAAAGCCTCAAGTCGATGCGCTCGCCTTGGGAGGAACAATGGCAGCAGCTTGCGGAGAACATCGCGCCGACCCGGCTGCGGATGAACCTCAACCAGAACGAGGGCAAGAAGCTCCGTTCCAAAATCGTTGACAGTACCGGATCTCTGGCGCTCCGCACTCTCGCCTCTGGAATGCACTCGGGGATCACCTCGCCCGCGCGGCCATGGTTCCGCTTGCAGACCGCCGATCCCGATCTCAAGGATTACGGCCCGGTGCGCGAATACCTCGATAATGTCGAGCGCCGAATGCGTGAGATATTCGCTGGCTCGAACATTTATAATGCGTTTCACTACGGGTACGGCGACATCGGTTTGATGGGGCAGTCCTGTGGTTTGCTGGTTGAAGATAGCCGAACCGCGATCCGTATGATGCAACTACAGCACGGTTCGTTCTGGCTGGCTCGCGACTACAACGGTGTCGCGTCCACCTTGCTGCGAGAGTTTTCATGGTCAGTAGAGCGGATCATCGGTCGGTTTGCTGCGCTGCCGAACCGAGATGTCGACTGGAACAAGGTCTCGCCTCAGGTCCAGCGTGCCTATGACCGTGGCGATTACGATGAGCGGTTCACAGTAAACCACATCGTTGAGCCACGCCGGGAACGTGACCCATTCAAGATCGACCGTTCAAACAAGCCGTGGGCTTCGATCTATTGGGAGGAAGGCTACAAGCCGCCGAACGAAACAGGCCTCCTGGAAGTCTCGGGCTTCGATGAGAACCCGATAATTGCGCCGCCTTGGGAACTCATAGCCGAGGACCATTACGCGAACTCGCCAGGCATGGAAGCTCTGCCAGATGTGCGCATGCTCCAGGTTGAGCAGACCGACAAGGCGCAGGCCATCCAGAAGATGCACAAGCCGCCCATGAAAGGGCCGCTGTCGATGAAGAATAACCCGGCCTCCCTGCTGCCGGGGTCGATCACCTATGTCGATGACACCAGCGGCGCCGGCTACACGCCCGCGATGAACGTCAACCTGTCGATTGCGGATCTTGGCCGCGACATTCAGCAGGTCCAGTCCCGGATCGACCGCGCGTTCTACGCCGATCTGTTCCTGATGATCTCCCAGATGGAAGGCATTCAGCCTCGCAACGTCATGGAGATTGTGGAGCGCAAAGAGGAAAAGATGCTCGCGCTCGGGCCTGTGCTTGAGAACGTGCAGGGCGCCCAGCTCCAACCAGCGATTGCCCGCACCTATGCGATCATGGGCCGACGCGGTGAACTGCCTGAGTTGCCGCCCGAGCTTGATGCTGGCGAACTCAAGATCGAGTATATTTCCATCCTCGCCCAAGCCCAGAAGGCCGTCGCGACCGGCTCGATCGAGCGCCTGTTTGCGTTCGTCGGCAATCTGGCTGCGGTCAAGCCCGAGGTCTTGGATAAGATCGACATGGACGAGGGGATTGATCAGTACTCCGACATGCTCGGCTCGCCGGCTGGCGTCATCGTGTCCGATGAAGATGTGGCCGCTATCCGTCAGAAGCGCCAGCAGGACCAGCAGCGTGCGGCTCAGGCGGAACAGATGGCGACGACCATGCCTGCCGTCCAGCAGGGCGCCGAGGCTGCGGCTCTCCTGGCTGAGACTGACGCGGGCAATCCAAACTCACTGCTGGCGAAATTGGGGATTGGTGGATGAGCTTACCCGAACTGTACGATTTCTTCCGCAGATATGGGAATGGGCCTATCCGCAGCGCGGGAAAAGCCGTGCTGATGAAAATCGGCGTGAAGGTGAGGCTTAAGCCATGAGCCCCGACCCCGATTTGGATCGCAAACTATCTCCGGCGCAAATCGACGTGACGGCTCAATCCATCTCCGATTTGGAGGCGGTGTTGAGAATTCCACAAGGGCGGCGAACGCTGCTGAGAATACTGGAACAGACCGGCCTGTTTAGGTCGGCTTATACCGGTGATCTCGCGGCAACCAGCCTCCGACTTGGGGAACAGAACATCGGTTTGTGGCTGATCGCTCAGCTCGAAACGATTGGGCCAACGGAATACCCGCAACTGCTGCTCGATGCGGCGCGTGTGCGGGATTTGACAGGAGAGAGCGTGCATGTGGTTGATGAAGAATAAGCCGGTCTGGTCGCCCGATGAAGCCGCTGCACCTGCGCCGGCTGCTGATGCTGCGCCTGCCGATGCTTCAACCACGCTGTATCCTGATGATGCGGCTCCTGCTGCCGATACGCCGTCCGCTGAGGGTGACACTCCTGCGCCTGACGCTGCTGCCGCTGCCGAGTGGTCCGAGTACGTCAACGACGACACCAAGACGCCCGAGGAAAACGCTGCGGCCAAGGCTGAGAACGACGCCAAGAACCCGCTCAACCAGGTTCCCGAGGACGGCAAGTACAACCTCAAAATGCCCGAGGGTATCGAGCTTGATACGGCTCTGCTCGATGGGATAGCGCCGACGCTCAAGGACCTGAACCTCAGCCACACGCAGGCTCAGGCTCTGGTCGACAAGTTCATCGATACGCAGAAATCCAAGGCCGAAGCCGCGACTGCGAAGTGGGGCGAAACTGTTGCCGGTTGGCAGGAGCAGGCCAAGAAAGATCCAGAGATCGGTGGCGCCAAGTGGGCAGACACCGAACGCGATGCCGTCAGCGCCGTGCGCCGGTTCGGTACGCCTGCTCTGACTGAATATCTCGAAGCATCCGGGGCGGGCAACCACCCCGAGATTATCCGTCTCATGGCGAAGGTCGGTTCCATGATCGCGGAAGACAATCCGGCCATCAGCGAAAACCCAGGGGGCAAAGGCGGAAAAGATGCATCCGCTCGCTTGTACCCCGATGACACACCGAAGGGCAAATAACGATGGCAACTCTGACATCGACCTATCTCAACCTGATCGACGTTCATAAGTCCGATAACAACATCGGGCCTGTGATCGAAGTTCTAAAGCAGCAAAACCCGATCCTCGATGACGCCGTTGCCATGGAATGCAACATGGGTGCCATCCACCGCCACGGCATTCGCACTGGTCTGCCGACCCCAGCCTGGGGCCGTCTCTACCAGGGCATTCCGCAGTCCAAGTCTTCGATCCAGCAGGTCGATGATACCACAGGTTTCCTTGAAGCCCGTTCCGGTGTCGATACCCGCTTGCTCAAGCTGGCCTCGGACCCCGGCGCGATGCGTCTTGGTGAAGCCATGTCGCACATGGAAGCCATGAACCAGGAAATGGCGACGGGTCTGTTCTACCATGACACCGCGACCACACCTGAGAAGTTCAAGGGCTTTGCTGCACGCTACGGTACCAAGGGCGGTTCCGGCGCCGGCAACCAGATCGTTGATGCTGGCGGTGCTGGTTCGGACAATACCTCCGTATGGTTCGTGACATGGGGCGATCATGCCTCGCACCTGCTCTATCCCAAGGGCACCAAGGCCGGTATTGATCGGCAGGACAAGGGTGAGCAGCGCGTTACTGACGCGAATGGCGATGCTTACTATGTGAAAGAAGAAACCTTTGAGTGGCACATCGGTCTGGCCGTCAAGGATTGGCGCTACAACGCTCGTATCGCGAACCTCGACGTTTCTGACGTGCTGGCCGATACGGTCGACATCCTCAAGTTCATGCGCCAGGCTTATTACAAGCTCCAGTCTCGACGTCTCGACAGCAAGACGAGCCGCATGGCGATCTACATGAACCGCACCATCCTGGAAGCCCTAGATGCACGCACCTCTCCGACCGGCACCTCGGCGTCGACTGCGTTGCAGCTTACGCGTAAGGAACTGGAAGGCCAGGAAGTGCTGACCTATCGCGGCATTCCGATCCGTGAGACTGACGCCCTACTGAACACAGAGGCGCGTGTCGTTTGACCATAGCGTTGCGGTTATCACAATGACCGCAACGGTTTCACCCATTGAAGGAACCCAGAAATGATCTTCGACCGCACTCTACTGTTCTCGAACGCGCAGGCTGTCACAGCCACGGCGCCATCGACGGACACTGTTGACCTGCTCGCCACGGGCACCGTTTACGGCGCTGCTGCTGCCATCACCAAGGATATCGGCAAAGGCGCCTCGATCCCGCTCCAAATCCAGGTTGTTGAGGCGTTCAACACGCTGACCAGCCTAACCGTCACCGTCCAGTGCGATGACAACTCCGGCTTCACCTCGGCCAAGGATGTCATGTCCGTGACGCTGCCACTGGCCTCGCTCGTTGCTGGCCGCACCTTCCCGATCGTCGCCGTCCCGCCTGGCGTGAATGAACGCTACATGCGGCTCAACTACACCGTGACCGGCACGGCTCCAACTCTGGGGCGCATTACTGCCGGCGTCACCATGGGCGGGCAGACCAACGGCGTGAACTTCTAATCGCCAGGCGCGAGAAAGGTACTGAAAATGATTGAAGTTACTGCAATCGCGAATGGCTACTACGGCCAGAAGGTTCGCGTTCCCGGCGAGAAGTTCGGCATTGAAAAGCCCGAACATTTCTCGATCACATGGATGGCCTCCGACGACGCCAAGGTTAAGGCGTTCGTCAAGGAACAAGCCAACGCCAAGCCCGACGATGGTCCGACCTATAAGGTTGCTCCAGCGCCAGGCGCAACCGAAGCCACCCGCGCTGCCGAGCAACGCGCTCAGCGGCACAAGGACTGGTTGGCTGATAACGGTCACGCCGACGCTCCCGAGGTCGAAGGCACCCGCCGCATCAACACCGGTGGCACTGACGGCGTTGTGGGCGCGAACATCCCCAAGGCCGGCGTCAAGCTCTCAGCTCAGGAACGCGTTGCCGCAGCTCGCGCACTGACTGGCCGTGATGACATCACGACCGCCAAGGAAGCCGACACGATCCTTGCCGCTGCCCAGGCGACGGGCGGCTCCGACAATGATGATCGCTCGCGCGACTTCGCCAGCGATCCATCGCAGAATGCGCCGACGCCTGACACCGCGACTGACGGCGACATCTAACCCCTGCCAGGGTGGGGCTGGGTTCGCTCAGCCCCTTTAATTACGGGGTAATCCATGCCTTTGAGCGACTTCGACGGCGCGACATTCTGGCCTGCGATTAAGCAGTTTGTGATCGACATGGGTGTCGAGGAAATATCCTTGGGCGAGCCCGAGGATGAAAGCTGGCCCAAGATTTTCGAGGCCATGGAATTGAACGGCACCCCGCTGTCGTTTGGCATGGACCAAGGGCAGATCATGCGCACGCTTACTGCCGCCCTCGCTACGGGCGGGTGGGGGCCTCCGAATGGATTTCTGTTTCCGTTTGCGAGTTACCCGATCTCCATCCGCAGAAGCGGACCGACCTATACGACCTCGTTTGATCCCGAAACTTATGCCGCAGCCGCATTGAACGGCATTCCGTACTATGTGGATTTCGTAACCGGGAACAACGCCAACACGGGTTTGAGCCCGTCGCAGAAGCTCAAGTCGACACATGCTGCGATAACCAAGGCCAACAGTGCTGGCTTGCCGTTCCACATCATCCAGACGGGCGGGGGCGCTGTCCCGCGCAGCCATGGCCCAACCAACACGGCTACTGTGTTCCCTACCCAGCCATGCGCTCTGATTGCTGATGGCGCTCGCGTCATATCAGGCGCTTTCGATGACCTCACTTGGACGGTCAACGCCACCTATTCCAATGTCTATCAGGCCTCGCGGACGAACGTTCTCCGGGTCATCGACATGGCGAACAACGACAGCTTCGGCAATTATGTCGAACTGGCAATGGTGGCCGATCTCGCCACCTGCGCAGCGACAGAAAATAGCTGGGCGCTTGTCGCTGGCATTCTTTACGTCAACCGTGCCGACAATGCAGTTGTAGCGAACGCCAACACACGGGCGCTCCTGCTGGTAGACAACATGAAGCTGACGAGCGTTTGCAAGGACTTCTACGTCAAGGGCTTCGACTTCCTTGGGGGGCAAGGCGGCACCTTTCAAGCGAACGGTGTCGTTGGCAACGTCATTGCCGAAGATTGCACGATGAAGTTCTCTGGTGGCCCTGCATCGCTGGAGGATGGAGTTCGCCTAATCGATGTGCGGGGGCTCAGCGCCTTCGTCAATTGCGTGTCGAGCGCAAATGCAAAGGATGGTTTCAACGCCCATCGCGGGACTGGCGACCCTCTAACTATGTTCCTGCTGACGATCAATTGTATAGGCCGTGACAATGGCCGGTTCACCTCGCAGTCCAACAACTTTTGGACGCTCCACGAGGATGTTGTCGGCATCGACGTGAACGGCATAGGCGAAGATAATTACGGCTGCACTTTCCACATTATCGACAGCTCCCAAGCGTGGGCTGTGGGAACGCAGGCGCGGCGCAGCAAGGGCGATATTGTTCTTGGTGGTGGCCTAGCCCCGCAGGAGTTCCGCACCGAGGGCACATCAATGATGTGGCTCCAGGATACAATCGCAGAAACGACGAACCCTGCAAATTGGGCGCTCGCTGCCCGACATACTTCATCCATTCTCAAGCGTCGGCACACCACGGTATCAGGCGTGGAGTTCGCAGATGCCGGGGCCACCATCGGGAGGTGGTGATGTTGTACCTCGTGATGAGTTGCGTCATCACAGCTTCAGTTGCTTTCGCCGTCGGCGCTTTGCTGGGTCACCTATCCTCCCTGAGGGGCTAACCCCCACGCCCCCACATCAATTGTGGGGGATACTGATCCCCAAACCATCAACTGGCAGGGTTCCGCAAAACAGGCGGGACCCTTATGTCGTCAGTCATCTCGATCTGCAATCTTGCCCTGTCCAACATCGGCAAGTCCGACATCCAGGACATTGACGAAGCGAGCGCCGAGGCCAAGGCGTGCAAGCAGTTCTATGAGCATACGCGCGACGTGCTGCTCCAGTCCTATCCGTGGCGGTTTGCCACAATTACGGCGGCGCTTGCCAGCGTCACGAACACCAAGGCCGATCGGTGGGAGTATGCGTATCAGCGCCCGAATGATTGCCTGAAAGTCATCAGGATCACTGATGTTTATGATCTGCCGTATTCGGCCAGCGATGGCTCACTGATCATTGCCGGAGCGCACGCCTACCACATCGAGGGCGACAAGCTGTTTTGCTATCTGGCGCCCGCGTACCTAACGTACACGCGCCGGCTGGTGGACCCTTCCAAGTATCCGCCGCTGTTCATCGAGGCTCTGGCCTGGCACCTGGCCGTGCGCCTTGCGATGCCCTTGACGCGCGATCCCAAGATCCGGGCCGACGCCTACCAACTCGCCGTCCAGACGTTCGGGCAGGCTGGTGTGGCCGATGCCAATGAAGTGCGCGAGGTCGAGGACGTTCCCTCGCGTGCGATCGAGGCGCGGTAATGGCTGACCTCCGCGCCTACCAACCCTCCTTCACTGCCGGCGAACTCAGCCCTGCGCTCTGGGCGCGTGTCGATCTGGCGAAATACTCAACCGGCCTCAAGACTGCGGTGAACATCTTCATCCATGCCCATGGCGGCGCGTCGAACCGGCCCGGCCTGGAGTTTGTGCGGGAGATTAAAAACTCGGCTGACGGCGCACGGCTGATCGCATTCCAGTTCAACACCGAGCAGTCATATGTGCTGGAAGTAGGGACCGGATATGCTCGCGTTTTCCGCGACGGCGGCGTCATTCTGGCAGGCGCATCGCCATACGAATTTACGGTGCCATATACCAGCGCCGACCTGGAAAACCTAACGTTCATTCAGGAGGCAGATGTCATGTATATCTGCCACGTCCTCTATGCGCCGCGCAAGCTCTCCAGGCTAGCCGACGACAATTGGGTCATGTCCGAGGTGACGTTTGCACCTCAGATCAGCCCGCCGACTGGCCTTGTTGGTTCCGCCTCGTTCAAGTTTCGGGGTGGAGATACTGGACAATGGGGGTTCCGCGTCACTTCTGTGTCGAGTACGGGCGCAGAAAGCGCAGCCTCGGCGCAATCCAACATCGTGACATTCCAGTGGGAAAACGATGACGGTCGATATATGCGCGTCACCTGGGACCCTGTTCCAAACGCCGTGAGCTATAAGGTTTACCGCAGCGCCGCCGATAATCTCGGCTTCCTGGGTGAGACGTTCCAGCCCGAGATCGAGTTTCCCAGCGGCCCCGCGAATGGCGACGGTTCTGCCATACCGGGGTCGAGCGCTTCTGGTTCGCCTGCCGTTCCAACAGGGGCGGTCGCGTCGGTCCTGATCGGCAGGGAAATACAGTATGCCGTCTCGGCAGTGAAATCGGACAGCGGCGAGGAAAGCCTGCCATCTGCACCGATCACGTTGCGGAATGATATGCGGTTTGTCGGCAACCGGAACAATCTGAGCTGGGATGCCGTGGCCGGGGCGTCTGCTTATATCGTTTACAAGGAAAGCAACGGCTCGTTTGGGTACATCGGGCGCACTGATGGAACCTCATTTACGGACGAGAACATAACGGCTGACGTGTCTGACGCGCCTCAAACAGCACGCAATCCATTCTCCGGCGCCGGGAATTACCCACGGTGCGCTGCGTTCGTGGATCAGCGCCTGGCGTTCGCGTCCTCGGTGAATGAACCTCAGGCCGTGTGGACATCGCAGTCAGCGAACTATGAAAACTTCGGCGTAGCATCGCCGGCCAAAGAAAACGACGCGATCACGTTCCGTCTCAGGGCTCGGCAGGTGCAGGAGATCCGGTCGATGATCGGGTTCCGGGGTCTGATGCTGCTGGCCTCTGGTGGTGAGTTCATCGCGACGGGCACCGATGGCGAGTACCTGACTCCGAACGTCAAGATCACGCCGCAGGGGTATCGCGGCTCGTCCACGGTTCAGCCGGTGATCGTCGGCAACACCATCCTGTTTGCGCAGGATCGAGGCGGCGTCGTGCGCGATTTCTCCTATGAGTTCCAGGAAGACAGCTTTGTCGGCAAGGACCTGACGATCCTGTCGCGGCACATGTTTGAGGGCAAGAACATCAAGCAGTGGGGCTATGCGCAGGCGCCGAACTCGATCGTTTGGGTGATCCTTGATGATGGCTCGCTGGTGTCGCTGACATACCTGAAAGAACATGATGTATGGGGTTGGACCCGGCATGAGACGGACGGCGTTTTCGAGGATATTGTCGTGATAGCCGAGGGCGTCGAGGACGTTCCGTACTTCATCGTGCGGCGTGAAATCGACGGCGTTCAGCGCCGGTATATTGAGCGGCTGCACACGCGCGAGTTTGACACTGTTGTCGATGCGTTTTTTGTCGATAGCGGCCTGTCATACGAGGGTGCGCCTATATCGGTGGTCACCCTGGCGCACCTTCGCGGTAAGCCGATTGTGGCACTGGTCGATGGCAATGTGGTGACGGGCCTGACTGCTGACGCGGTGACGGGACAGGTGACGCTGCCGAATGCCGGGTCGGTGATCCATGCGGGTCTGGCGTACACGGCTGAGATGGAAACCCTCGACCTGGATCTGGGGCAGGTGGTCGGTCTGGGGTCAGTGCAAGGCCGCTGGAAATCGGTGTCCGAGGCAACGCTGCGGGTCGAGAAAACGCGCGGCATATGGACCGGGCCGACGCGCGACAATCTGGTCGAGTACAAGCAGCGTGCGACCGAGGCGTGGGATGAGGCTATATCAGCGTTCACTGGCGATATTACGATCACGCCGATGTGGGACTGGACGAAGGGCGGGACGACCTGGGTCTGTCAGTTTGATCCGTTGCCGGTCACAGTGCTGGCGCTGATGCCGGATGTCACTGTTGGGAGGTGATCTGCGGGTAATCCCCGCCGAATATCATCACATCGCGCCGATCTCCATCCACATGCGGCAGGGTGATCGAGACGAGGTGCATGCGTCATCGGGCCGCTCGCCGTTCGATGCTCTGGAGTTCTCTCTGTCTCGGTCGACCGTAGCGCGCACGGTACTGATCGACGGGGTTCCGGCAGGCATGTTCGGGTGCGGTGATCTCAGCATTCTCGCGCGATCCGGCGCACCCTGGCTGCTGGGCACTGATGACCTGGCTCTGGCACCGATGGCGTTCCTACGTACCTCGGTTGATTGGCGGGACAAACTATTCGAGCGGTATGACGTGCTGAGAAACCTTGTCGATGACCGGAACACTGCGTCGATCCGCTGGCTCAAATGGCTGGGGTTCAAATTCAGCGATCCGATCCCGGTGGGTCACGCCGGATTGCCGTTCCGGCTGTTTGAGTTGAGGGCCGCTGATGTGTGAAATCGGAACTATTCTAGCCATCGGCTCTACGGTTCTCGGTGCTGCCGGCGCGATCCAGCAGGGCAATGCGGCTGCGGCGGCTGGCAAGTACAACGCCCAAGTCGCTGACATGAACGCGACCTTGAGCGAACGCCGTGCGCGTGATGCTCTCGAACGCGGCGAACGCGAGGAACAGCGCAAACGCTCTGAGGTCGCGGCACTCAAGGGGCGCCAGATTGCAGCCTCAGCCTCGAACGGGGTCGACCTGTCGTTCGGATCGCCGCTCGATATGATCGTTGACACTGCCGTCCTGGGTGAACTCGACGCGCTGACGATCCGCAAGAACACGGCAAACGAGGCTTATGATCATCGCGTGCAGGCCGTGAATGGCCGCGCGGAGGCAAGGCTGTCGAAGATGAATGCCAGTGCTGCCCAAACAGGCGGGTATCTGAACGCTGCCGGCACACTGCTCGGCGGGGCTGGCACGGCGTACAAGAACTATAAGCAACCGACCATTGGAGCAATTGCCTGATGGCCCAGATCCCGGCGTATCAGCCGAACGTCAGCGAACGTCCTACACTCCAGTCTAACATTACCGTCCGCGCCTCGCCTGAGGATATGGGTGCCGGTATTGGCCGGGGCCTGCAACAGCTCGGGCAGGGTGCGCAGCAAGCGTCGAACGCCATGGCGGAACTGCGGGCGCTTGAAGACCAGATGCGAGCCAAGGAGGCAGACAACGCGTTTGCCGCCTGGAACCGCGAGGCACAGTACGGAGAAGGCGGCTATATGACCTTGCAAGGTCAGGCCGCGATCGAGGCGCGTGATGGATATGAGCGAACCCTAGTTGAGAAGCGCCGTGAGTTTGGTGCAGGACTGACTGGTGGCGCTGCCCAGATGTATGGGCAAGCGTCACAGGCTCGCGTGAACTCGACGCTGGACAGTTCGATCGTTCATGCTGCCAATGAGCGTAAGACCTGGTTTAACGACGCGGCGAACGCTCGGCTCGACACCTTCGCTGAGGATGCCTTGGCGGCATGGAATAACCCCGGCAAGGTGGCGACGAACATCGCTGCCGGTCAGGCCGAGCTGCGTCAACAGGGCGCGATGCTTGGCTGGGATGCCGACACGCTCAAGAACCGTGAAGCGCAGTATATCTCGGACGTGCGCAAGAACGTGGCTCTGCGCCATATGTCGGACGATCCGATTGCGGCAAAGGCATACATCGATGCGAACCGTTCGCAGCTTACCGGGCAAGCTCAATTCGAGCTGGATGAGGCACTTGAAGTTCCATTGGCAAATGCTGAGGGCCTGAAACACGCGCAGGAGTTCATGGGCGCAAGCACTCGCGAGTATCCCGCCGCTGCCGTTGAGAACGGAGGTCAGGGTCCGACCAATGCTCGGGCGTTCCTGATGGATCGCCTAGTCACGAAGGGCCGCAATGAGGACATCGACGGGCTCGACGGATCGTTCACGAATAATCTGGCCGCGTTGATGCAGGATGCTCCGTTCGATGGCTTGGGCGTGCTGTCTGGCGCTCGATCGGTGGAGCGTCAGCAAGTGCTGTGGGATGAAGCCCTGCGCAAGTATGGATCACCTGAGGCTGCGCGCAAGTGGGTTGCGCCTCCGGGCCGCTCCCAGCACCAGCATGGTCGCGCCGTGGATGTGTCGTACAATGGGCGCTCGCTGAAACATGCCCCGAAAGAGGTGGTGGATTGGGTGCATTCCAATGCTGGCAAGTACGGCCTGACATTCCCGCTCGCGAACGAGAACTGGCACATCGAACCGATCGGCGCTCGCGGTGGCGGAACGGCGGTGGCGAATACTGGCAGAACATCCCCTCGGGCGTCCGCTCCGTCTTGGTCCTCAATGGAACAGTACCTCCAGGGCATACCTGATCCGCGTGCGCGTGATGTTGCTCGGACCGCGATCACAGCGCAGATGAACGCCAGTGCAAAGGATGCTGAGGCACAGCGTAAGGTCGTGGCCGAGAAGGCGTTCTCCGAGATGGTGACGCAGAACGTTTCACCGTTTTCCTTTGCGCCTGAGGTACAGGCTGCGCTTGGCATGGAAACCATGTCGTCGTTGATGAACTATTGGGAGAAGCAAGCGTCGGGCGAGAAGATCGAGACGAACGGCGAGCTTCTGTACCAGATGCAGACTGCCTATGCGACCGATCCCAAGGCGTTCGGTGAGGTTGATCTGCTCCAGTATCGCGGGCAACTCTCCGATGAGGACTGGAAAACCGTGACGGGCTGGCGTCAGACCGCGCTGACCGATCAGCGTAAGGCCAGCGAGGAAGGTCTGACTCTGTCGTCGGCGTTCTCTGGTGCCCAGACAGCGCTTGAGGCTGCTGGAATTACCACTGTTGGCAAGGATGGTGATGACCGCACGGCTGCGGCCAAGCAGATCGCGCAGTTCCAGAACGTGCTGACGCAGCAGATCGCTCAGTTCCGCGCCGAGAACGAACGGGCGCCGAACGACATCGAGATCCAGTCGATCACGAACCGCCTGCTGTTGCCGGTGGTTATCAAGCCGACGAACGTCGATGACGGCCTGTTCGGAAATCACTTCTTCGGCGTGGGTCTGCCCCAGCCTAAAGAGGGCTTCTTGTTCGAGGCGCCGCAGCGTCCAGATGGATCGATTGTCGAAGTCGCTGTGAAGTATGAGGACATTCCATACGACCTGCGCGAGACAGTGCGATCCTCGCTCGAAACCGAACTAGGCCGCGCACCGACTGAGGAAGAAATCGTGTCAGAGTACGAAACGTTTTTCCTTGGCTTAGACAAATAGTGACGCGATCCAGGCGAGCGCCGATAGCGCGATAATCGGCGCGACCGCGTACATGAATATCATCTTGCCAGCCATAGCGGCTCCGCTGGGCTTTTTCGTCATGCGTCCCTCCAAACCATCTCTGTCGATACTGCCGGCAAATCCAAAATGGGGAATGCCCGGTGCCAACGGTCGCGGAATATGCAGCGTGGAAGGCTAAGCAGCAACAGGCGAACGTTGGAAAGGCCGGCATAGTTCTCGGGCAGGATTGGCCGCAGGAACCCGACCAGTTCGCGGCTGACTTGAACTTCGCCAAGGAAGCGACTGCCGCCGTTGGCAATCCCGTTCCGCTGCCGATGGTACAGGACCCAAGCACGCGCTCTGTTTTTGAACGGATCGTGCAGGAGAAGAAGCAGTCAACGATCCTGACGCAATCGCCAAAGCTGGCCGACTGGTTGCGGGTCCCGACGAATGCAGCACTGGCGCGAGACGATCTTGAGGGTCTGTCCTGGTGGGAAACCACAACCGGCGCGGCGTCGAATGCGGTCCAACGTGGCGTCACTCGCTTGCCGCAGATGTACAATCAGTGGATGGCCGAAGGTGCTGCACAGCGCGCGCAGGATGCTGATAAGTCGTTCGGTGAACTCTACGGGCAGGAACGCGCAACGGTCGGCGTCGAGGGCAAGCTGATCGATACGGCTGTCGGGCCGATTACTGATGCTTGGACTGCCGGCTCGCGGTTCTTGACGGCTCGGCTGTCGGCGGCATTCGGTGGCGATCAGCAGGCAGCGGCGGCATACTACCAGCAGCAGGCCGGCGAGATCGGCAAGCAGATCGCAGCGATCCCGATGTCCCCCGCTGCGACTGCGGTGCGCGACCAGATCGCGGGTCTGGAACCGACCGGCGATGTCATGGCTGACGTGGGGAATTTTCTCCGGGTCATGGGTTCCGATCCTGCCGGGTTCACGGCGTTCCTGACTGAAACCGCTGTCGAGACTGCGCCATCACTGGCAGCGGCGTTCGGCGTCGGCGTGGCTACCCGGAACCCTGCGGCTGTGGCGATGACGCTCGGCGGCACCTCTGGCCTCCAGGAACGCTTCACGGCTCCGACTGAATTTCTCCAGGAGCGCGGGATCGACATCTCCACTCCCGAAGGTGCCATGGCTGCGGTTAGTGACCCGGCCTTGATGCGCGAGGCTGCTGAGCGTGGCGAAATTCGCGGCCTGATCATCGGTGCGCTTGATACCATCAGCGGCGGCGTGGCCGGCGAAACACTGGCTCGATCGCCCATCCTGAACCTGGTGCTGCAATCGGTGGTGCAGGCTGGATTTGGCGGTGGGGGTGAAGCCGCTGCGCAGGTCGCCTCAGGGCAGGAACTGAACGTCTCGGACGTGCTGATCGAGGCTATGGCCGAATTCGTGACCGCGCCTCTCGATGTCGCCTCGGTAGCTGCTGCTCGGTTCGCTGAGGGCACACGCAAGTCAGAGGCGGCTGAGGGCACGGTTCAGGCGCTGACTGACATCTCCACGGCTGCGGCTGGCTCTGTCACCCGCACGCGCTCGCCCGATGTGTTCCGTGACTTCATCGCCAATGTGACCGCCAACGGTGGCCGCGAGAACCTGTTCGTTCCGGCTGATCAGTTCGTGCAGTACTTCCAGGGTGCCGGGATCGATCCGTTCGAGCTTGCCGATCAGTTGGCGGGCATGGACGCTGATGATCTGCGCACGGCCATGGAAACGGGTGGCTCGGTGAAAATCCCGACCGCGACCTGGGCCGCTGATATGGCCGGGTCAGACCACGACCAGTTCGTAATCCAGAACTCCGCGTTTTCGCCCGACGATATGACGGGCACGCAGGCGGCAGAGTTCGAGGCCATGAAATCCGACCTGCTCGCTGAGGCATGGGAGGAAGCTGAGGCGGTACGGCAGGAGGCCGAAAGTCTCCGCGCGATATACGATCAGGAGCGGGACCAGGTTATAGGCGCTCTGCGTGGTGCTGGCCGTGCCACTGACGTTGCGACACAGGAAGCCCTGCCGTTGGTGGCGTTCCGGCGCACGATGGCCGAACGCATGGGCCTGACGCCTGAGGAATTTGCCAGCCGGTATCCGCTGCCTGAGGTGCGCGGCGAGCGTCCTGAGGGGCTGAACCCTCGGAATGTGGATGAGCTGACCCGCACGCTGGCTGAGGCTCGGGCGCGGCGCTCGGTGGGACTGGAAACCCGCAAGACGCCGCTGCTCGAATATATCGCTGAGCGCGGCGGGATCGATGATCCTGGCGGCGAACTGGCAGCGCGTGATGCTGCGGTCGTGAAGCGGCGCGGCAAGAAAACGTTGAAGCTGGCGCGCGGCGGCGTGGGCGCTGCGGTTGCTGATATGCTCGGCGGTTCGGCTGATCGCGGGCTGGATACGACTGCTCGAGCCGCTGTTGAAAGCGGGTTCATGGCTGACGATCCTGATGTTCTCGCATGGCAGGAAGCGCAGCGGAGCGGAACTGAGGCGCCTGATCTGTCGGCGGCGTTGCTGCGGGCGATCGAGGCTGAGTTGCGCGGTGACGTGGAACCGGCTGTCGATGAACTCGGCGGGATCGAGGAATACCTGTCGGGGCTCGGTGTGTCGTTGGAGGACAGCGATGATGCGATCCGGGCAGCGATCGAGGGGGATGGCGAGGGTAGGGCGTATGGGCAAGCCGATGCAGGGTTCGGTATGGGCGGCGGCGCACGCGGCTCGATCCAGTTCCCCGGCGCGGGCGTCAGTAACGGCCAGACCATCATCAGTCTGTTCCAGTCGGCAGACCTCAGCACGTTCCTCCACGAAACCGGCCATTACTTCCTGACGGTGACGCAGGATCTGGCCCGCCTAGATCCATCCTCGACTGCGGCAACCGAACTCCAGACCGTCAAGGACTGGTGGTATCAGAACGCCGATGCAGTCGCCAAGGACGCTGGTAATGGCGTGACTGCTGATGACGTGCGGCTGGCTCTTGACGCTGGCACGACCGGCGATGCGGCCCGTGATCAGGCCATCGATACCGGCATGCAGGAGCAGTTTGCCCGCGCAATCGAAACGTACTTCATGGAAGGCAAAGCCCCATCGGTAGAACTCCGCAGCGCGTTCGAGCGGTTCTCGGCGTGGCTGTTGTCGATCTACAAGAATTTGCGCGGGCTGAACGTCCAGGTCACCGACGAACTGCGCGGTGTGTTTGATCGGCTGCTGGCAACGGACACCGAGATCCAAGCAGCCCAGACTGATATCGGCGCGGACGTGAACCTGACCGCTGACGATCTAGGCATGACGCCAGAACAGTTCGAGGGGTTCATTAAACTCCGCGATCAGGCGCACGATGAGGCTAAGGCGCGAACGCTGAACGAGGCGATGAAGCCGATCCGCCGTGCTGCGACCAAGGCATACAAGGCTGAGCGCGCCAAGGTTCTCGAACGGATCACGTCAGAAACCAAGCAGCAGCCGGTGTATCGCGCAATTCAGCAGCTTCGGTTCGGCAAGGACTTCGAAGGCAATGATGTCGAGCCGCTGAAACTGAACCGCGCGATGATCGAAAAGGATTATGGCGCGGGGTATATTCCGTTCCTGCCGGGTGCAACCAAGGACGGTTCAGGCCATCGCAATGCTGTGTTCTCGACCGCGGGCGGCGTGCATCCCGATATTGCTGCCGGCGCCTATGGGTTCCCATCTGGCCGGGACATGCTCGATGCCATGTCCAAAGCCCAGCCAATGGATGCGGTGATCGAGGCTGAGACCAACAAAGAAATGGAGTTCCGCCACAACGATCCGTTGAAAGATGGGTCGATCCAGCAAGAAGCCATGGACGCCGTGCACAACGATGTGCAGGGGCGTGTGCTGGCGGCTCGCCTGGAGGCGTTCAACGACATCGCTGGCACTGATCGCGGGCTAACCCACAAAGCCGCCAGAGAGGCTGCGAGGCGGTCACTGCGCGGCATGTCCGTCAAGGATGCGACCCGCGCCGATCGGTTCCTCGCGGCTGAACGCAAGGCTGCGGCTGAGGTCGCCAAGCTGACAGGCTCGGTGACGCGAACTGGAATGTGGATGGATGCGGCCCGGAGGCGTGTCGAGAAGCAGGCGCGTGGCGCTGTCCGTGAGGGTGATGGCAACGCGGCTCTGTCGCTGGTTCCCAAGGTCAACGCGGCGAACCAGAACACTCAGCGGTACAACGAACAAGCTGCTGCACTGGTCGAGGCCAGCCGGCGTCAACTGCTGAACCATATGCTGTATGCCGAGGCGCGCAAGGTTGCCGCCGAAACCGATCAGGTGATTAAGCGTGTTTCGATGCTGCGCAAGGCAAAGGCGCGGCTGTCGAAAACGCGGGACATCAACTTCGTGCTGGCCGCCCGCGCCGTCGCTGCCAAGTTTGGCATGACACGGGCTGACAGTCAGTTCGACTTCAATGCCTGGCTGGAACAACTGAGGTTCGATGATCCGGTGACGGCTGCGGCTATGGTGACGACGATCGACACCTATACGCAGGAGGCTAAGCCCTACCGTGACCTGACCGTTGCTGAGTTCGGAGCGGTCAAGGACGCCATCGAGAGCCTGATGACCCTGGCTCGCACAACGCGCGCTCTGGAGATCGAGGGGCAGGCGGTGGATCGCCGTGCTGCCATTGATGCCATGATCGCCGTGGCCGAACCGCGTGCCAAAACCCGCGCAGGAACCGATGCGGCCCCAACCAAGCGCGAGAAAACCTGGCTCGGTGCCTTGACCACTGGCGCGGCCCTGGTCCGCACTGAGGCGTGGGCGCGTGACATGGATGACGGCAAGGTCGGCGTGTTCAATCGGTACATCGTCAAGCCTGTGATGGATGCGCTTGGGAAATATCGCGCTGATCGTACCGTGCGTCTCGATGAACTGCTGGCAATCGTTGAGCCTCGCCGTGGCGAACTGCTGGGCAAGGCAGTGAACGCGCCTGAGCTTGGCTACACGTTCGAGAACAAAGGCGCCCTGCTTCATGCGATCCTGCATTCCGGCAGCGAAAGCGGCAAGCGCAAGCTCCTGATGGGGCGTGGCTGGTCGGCTGGCATGATCGGGCAGAAACCGGCGCTCACCAAGTCGGGCAAGCCCCGCGTTGATCGGCAGGGCAACCCGATCATGGACAAGGGTACGCTGGACACTTCCCGCTGGGATGCCATGATCGAGCGGCTGATTGCCGATGGCACGATCACGGCTGACGACAAGCGCATGGTCGAACAGATCTGGGGCATGATGGACAGCCTCAAGCGCCCTGCGCAGTCGGCTCACAAAAAGATCTACGGACATTACTTCGGTGAGGTCGAGGCCGCGCCGTTCACGAACTCTCTGGGCACCTGGCGCGGCGGGTACGTGCCCGCGATCATCGATCAGTATGCCTCGGTGGATGCCGGAAAGCAGGATGCGGCTGCGGCTTTGGATAGCCAGATGGACGCCTCGATGTTCCCGTCGACAGGATCGGGGTTCACCAAGGGGCGCGTTGAGTACAATCAGCCGTTGGCGCTGAACCTCCAATCACTGCCGGGTCATGTCGACAAGGTTCTCCGGTTTACGCACCTGGAACCGACGATCCGGCAAACATCGTCGCTGCTGTCTGATCGTGGGCTGCGCGAGGCTCTGTCTAAGGTGAACCGCGATGCGATCGATGCGATCCTGACGCCATGGCTGGTTCGGACTGCGCGCCAGGCTGTTGAGGCGCCATCGACATCGGCGTCTGGCCGGCAGTTCAGCAAGGTCATGCGGACGATCCGCAAGCGCGTGGGCCTGCACATGATGGCGATCAATATCGTCAACGCTGCGCAGCAGGTGACGGGCATTCCCTCGGCGGCTGTGCTGGTGAAGGTCAAACACCTCAAGGGCGCGACGGTGCGGTTCGTCAAGGATGGCTCAGCGATGCGAACTGAGGCCGTCGAGGCTTCGGCCATGATGCGCGACCGCATGGATAATTCGAGCCGCGTGACCGCCATGGAAATCGACAAGATCATTGTCGAGCCGACGATTGCCGCTGAGGTCGATCGGTTCGTGAACCAGCATGGCTATATTTTGCAGCAGGGCACACAGAACTTTGTCGACCTGATCGTCTGGCACGCTGGATATGACCAGGCCATTTCGCAAGGGCTGTCGGACACCGACGCCGTGTTCGAGGCTGACAGTATCGTGCGCCGTACCCAGGGTTCGTTCAATCCCGAGGACGTGTCGAACTTCGAAACAGGCACGGCATTCCAGCGTGTGTTTACGATGTTCACTTCGTATTTCAACACGCAGCTAAACCTGCTTGGTGGCGAGGCGGTGACCACGATCCGCACCATGGGCTGGGCTGGCAAGTCGAGGCTGTTTCACCTGTACTTCTTCGGCATAATGATCCCGGCTGTGGTGGCTGAGGCCATATCACTGGCCGCGCGCGGTGAGCTTGGTGATGAGGACGATGACGGGCTGACCGACGATATGCTCGAACTGTTCCTGGGGTCGCAGGTGAAGTTCCTGGCCGGTGCGGTTCCGGGTATTGGACCGCTGACTATAGCTGCGATCAACAAGTTCAACGACCAGCCGTTCGATGACAAACTATCCATCTCGCCGGCGAACTATCTGCTGGAGCGTGCGGCGGGTGCTGGCGGGTCTGTCTATGGCGCGGCAACGGGAAGCGGGTCGCCGTCTCGGGCGCTGGCTGACGGGATCACGGCGCTCGGTCTGGTGCTGGGTGTGCCTACCGGGCAGCTCGCCAAATCTGCCGGCTATCTGGCTGGCGTGGCTGAGGGCAAGTCCGAACCTCAGAACGTGGGCGATGTGCTGCGCGGCGTCACCTCGGGGCGTGACGGAACGGAGTAATACGGGTCCCCAAACCATCGACCCGTAGCGTGCCCGCAAACCATTGAGGGCACGCGATGACCATTGCCAGCGAAGTCAACAAGTCAGGCCCGTACTTTGGCAACGGCGTCACCACAACATTCGAGTACGATTTCAAGATCACGAACCCAGCTCATATCCGGGTGGTGTCCTCGATCGGCGTTGTTGAAACCGACCTGGTGCTGAACGACGACTATACCGTCACTGGCGTCGGCGCCGATAATGGCTCGGTGGTCTTGTCAGTCGCGCCATTGGTCGGGACATCGATCACGCTGGTTCTCGCCGTGCCGTTTGTTCAGGAACTGGATCTGCAAAACCAGGGCGCGTTCTTTGCTGAGACGGTCGAGACGGCGTTCGATCTGGCGGTGGCTCGCGATCAAATGCTTGCGGAGGAATTGGGCCGCACTGTCAAGGTCCCAGTATCCAGCGACCCGACTGATCTTGAGACGCTGATCGGTGGCGTTATCGGTCTGCTCGGTATTGTCGATGACGTTCAGACCGTTGCCGGGATCGCGGGTGAAGTTCAGACGGTCGCTGGAATTGCCGATGACGTGTCGACGGTTGCTGGGATCGCGGGCGATATCCAGGAGTTGGTAGCTGGTGGCATTGTTCCTGCGGGCGCCATCATTCCGGGCAGTTTATCGGCTGAGTTGCTGGTACAGACCAATAGCCAGATACTAGTTCCTGGCACCCAGCCTACGATCGAGGCTGCTTGGGACCGGCTCAAATCGGCGTCGATCTCTCGCGATGTCACCGTAGAGGTCAAACTTGCAGACGGCACCTACAATTATGACACCCTAAACCTAAACCACCCTCATGGGGAGCGCATTCGTCTTATCGGGAATATCTCAGACCGCGCTGCCTGCGTTCTACAAAAAAATGGCAGCGTTGGGGATTTGATTGTCGTCTCGAAAAACCATTTTCTAGGTTTGATCGACGGGTTCACTATCGTGTCTCCTGTCAGGCAGCAGCTTGGCGCAACGGTGGGAACGGGTGTATTGGCGCTAGATAAGGGCGGCGTTGTCCTTGGCTCCAACGTTCACATCGATGGTTTTGCCTACAGCGTTGCGGCGCGTGATCATTCTTTCTGGGCTGGGAACCCTGGCCTGAGATTAACGCGAGCTGCGGACGTGGCCGGCTGGGCTTACGGCGGTTCGATGTTTGTGTGTGATGGCGTCATTATCGAGGACGTGCATGACGTTGCTGAGGGTTTGGGTTTTGGCCTCCAGCCCGAATACAACTCGACCGGAATATCGACAGGCTTCGACGTTACGGGCTGCTTTATTGCCGGGATTGCTTCGTTGTCCGGTAGCCTGATGCGGGCGTTCGCCGGGGTGTCGCACGACAATCCTGGGAGCGGGGGGCTGGCCCGTGACAAAGGCAACATCGAGGCGCATGGATCATCGTTCATTGACAATGGGCGATACGGTCTTGAGTACATCGGCGACGGCGGCGTGACCGGCAACGACATGGTCGTCACAGGCAATACGCTCGGGAACTACGCCGCTAGGGCAGTATTCGAGAATGGAGACCTTGGCGGGCGCATCGCTTTTTATGACGGCGCTGGTCGGATTGACGTTGCTGCCGCATTGCCCCTTTACGTGAATACTGCTGGCGGCACTCAGTTCGAGGTAAGGCACGCTGCCAGTGCAGTGAATTACCCCTATGTCAAAGGCGCCTCGTCTGCTGCGCCAGCAGAGATAGGATCGGCAGGAACTGGCACCAACAAGGATCTGCTTATCAAGCCTGCTTCTGGAGGGGTCCTGCGCTGGGGGACGCACCAGGCGGGCGCTGTGACGCCTAACGGGAAGCTTGTGTGGAAGACTGAGGACGGCGTACAGATCGAAGTGCCAGCTTACCGGCCTTAACAATAGAGCCGACAGAGAAGCGACCTCGGGGCTCCAGCGGCGGAAGTTCATCAGCCGGCATGGCGGTTGGGAACGGTGTCTCGCCCATCATGAGTTCGCCCACGCCTTCTGTTCCAGGCGACTTATCTGGCGCAAACTTCCAATCCTGGTGATCCTCTATGCGGCGACACCTTAGCCACTCAAGCCCTGCGGCTTTGAAGTCCCACACTGTTACCTCTTTATCGATGAAGTGACGCCAAGCCTCGCCTTTGTTCGGTTCGAAGTAGGCGTCATAAACCGATGGGAACCGCCTGCTCAGGAGTGTGAGAGTGAAACGCTCCTCGCAATCCTTCGCCTCGGTCCTGTTCTCGATAGCGTAGAAATCCCTCAGGATATCTGCGCTTGAGAAAGCCACCATATCAGAAAGGTGGTATGGATGGATGCGGGTGAACACATTGGTAACTAGGATTCCACGCCGTTCAGCATCCGAGGCGATCGCTGCTAGGAACTGCCCTGTGAGTACAATGTCGGTTCTAGTTTTCAGGGTAGGGCCGCTGCATAGGGCTAGACCTGCCAGCGAAGAAATGGACTGCCGATAGGCGTTGTAGCGAGTAGTTCCGGGGTCAGCCGACACAACAATGGTGTCAAAGGAATTCCGAGCATCATCAGATATGACCTCGTTCTCCCATGTACTTAGGATTGTTCTGAACCCCATTGCTTTCGCAAAGCGCATCTCTCTGAACACCCGCACCTGATCTGCTGGGGAGGGTAGAGGCCCTTGGCATACGATAGAGAGTTGGTCGCTCACCTCTGCGCTGCCGTGAACAATTCTTGGGTCTGAACTTGCGATAGGATGAAACGCAACGCGTTTGATCATCAGCCCGAGATCTCGATCGTCCTCGGAAACACCAAGCCGCTTTGGGTTCAGGGGTTCCTTTACGCTGATCTTTACAGTGGTCCCGTTTGACCTCGGCATGTAGTTCGGAACCTTGAAGTGGTAGTCTGCTCCGCTTCCGTTCTTCCAGCCAAGGTGCAGAGCAAGGTCGGCAATCTGGTTCCCATCTACTTCGATGATCACTTGAGGCGCCTGGTCACCACGCATTGCTGCCCAGACGATATGGAGTACCAGGAAATAGTCTTTAGCTTCTGCATCCAGCGATGGCCGGAACGTGATCGAGCTTTCGCCTCCTTTTGTCCAAGCGCCATCTGGCTCGGATGGGTAGAAGCCAGAGGTAAAGAGCGAGGCCTGACGTTGATCTGACATGTCCAAGCCTGCTGCTGGCAGCGGCAAGATCGCAACGGCTCCCTGTGTTAGATCCGCCTTGGCCCTATCCAACCATTCTTCATAGGACCACATCTGGTTCAATTCGTTGAACACCTCTGACAGATCTGCAAGCTCGAACTTGGTGCGAATATCAGGGTCTTGTCGTGCGGATAGGCTGCTGAGGTCTGGCGCTTCGCTCAGTTGCAGGAACTGAGATACCACGCTCGCCACTTCTGCATTATTGCCGTTCAATTCGTCATAGAAGACATTCAGGAAGTCAGGGTTGTCCCGGTTGCGAACGGTGTAGGACCAAGCATCAATCCAGTGGTTGAAAGCTACCTTGGCAGCGCTTGGAAGGTCAGCCGCTTGACCATCTCCGACCATCTTATGAGCATAAGAATAAACGACATCGTAGGGGTTACGGGTGACCATGATCTCTTTGGCCCTGATCCCCGGTGGCATCGCGGGCGCAGGCCAAGACTGATGGCCCGGGAATTTGGTGCCGATGATGCGGGTTGCTTTGCCGGTGACTGTGGCGAATACCGATTGCGCAATTTTCGCGGCATCCCGCTCTCTCACGGGCATAGCTTGAGCGTAGTTCACAAAGTCCGGATGCTGCTGATGCCGAGCAGTCTCCATAAAGAACGCGTCCACTGCCTCGAAAAAAGCGCGGCTGTCATACTCATGAAATAGCGTGATGTCGGGGCTGGTCGATAGCGCCTCACCCAATGCGGTTGTTCCACTGCGCGGACACCCGCCGACGACTAGCCAAGTCAGTTCGTTCACAACATTCAGCCTTGCTTGTTTTGGTCTGAACGTATTGTGGAGATTATCTGGGGGCAAGACGCAATCCCTCCGCACAAACCATTGGCTCGTATAGCTGGGGAAACATCTCGGACTAAGGCATATTTATGGACCCCGTTGAAAGGCTCGCCACCGATGTCCAGCAACTCAAAACGCGGTTCGATGAAATGAGCCTCCGGTTTGCAGTCAGCGAGGAACGGGAGAAGCGTGTCGATGACAAGATCGACAACATGGCTAACTCTGTTGAGCAGAAGATGACCAACATGGCGGCGTCAGTCGAGCAGAAAATGAACTCTGCTGTGGCGACAATCGCGTTCGAGGTGAACGGGATCAAGGGGTCGATCGAGGATCGGAAGTTCTTCCGGCGCGCAGTTATTGTCGGTGCGGTCGGCGTAATCGTTGCGGCTGCGGTGAGGTGGGTTTTGGCTGGCAATCTGGCCGTGTTGTAGCGATCCGCAAATCATCGCCCGATACGATGCGCGGGAAATCCTGGAGGCTTCCATGCTCGCTCCGTATATCCGCATCGGCTTGCGGTACATCGCCGGCTATCTCGTCATCAAAGGGCTGATGCCTCAAGACATGGCCGAAACACTGGCGAACGATCCTGAGGTCGTGGCGATGATCGGTATTGTGATTGCCGCTGCCGTCGAGGGCGCCTATGCCCTGGCGAAACGCTGGGGATGGACAACCTGATGGACTGGCTCCTGAACTGGCTGCTGGGTTCCGTTCCTGCCTGGGTGTGGATCGTCTTGGCTGGCGTGGCTCTGGGCTGGGCGTGGAAGGTATTCGGCTGGCAGGGTGTCGTCGGCGGGCTGCTGGCTGTCCTGACGCTCGGGGCGTACCGGCAGGGCTGGCGGGATAGCCGTGGTGGAAACAGAAACGGTTCACCGATCGGCAAGCGCCATCCAGTGAACCGTAATGATGTCGTTGTCGGAGTAGAGCCGCCGCCTCAGAAGAAGCGGCGACCGTTTTAAGCGGCGGGCGGGGTAGGAAGCGGTTGCCAGTGGGTTACATTCTGGTTCTGCAAGACCGGGTAGGAAACCTTCTCAGCCTTTGGCACCCAATTCCCACTTTCCCCACTGGCAACCCATCTGGCTTGATAAATACCGCCGTCATACTTGG